CCGAGAAATCGGGGGTTTTTTGTTACCATTTATCTATTGGACACTTTGCAGCTTCTAAGGAAGCTTTTCTTTGCATAACGCATCCGCATTTAGAACACTTATCTTTTTCCAAGATATATTCTGGGCAAGTTTGGCAAATCTTTATTCTTTCATTTTTTTTCTCATCTACCGCAAAAAAAGAAGCTGTTCTTACAGCATGTTCAGCTACATTAAAAGCTGTTTTTGAAGCTTCTTTAACAACCTCTAATGGGTTCATGGAGCAGATCCGCTAGGTGTTGGAGCAGAACCACTAGGAGGTGATTTTTGATTAATTATAGTAGTATATAATTCCGAATACCCAGACAAAGGTCCATCAACAATTGCCGGTGGATTAAATACATTTGCGCAATAATTTACAATATATAAATCGTCGCTTCCCCATTGATCGTAATCTTCTTTTGGCATATCGATTCTAGAAGCATAAATAGGAACGCTATTTTCGTCTGTTAAAGCGCAATTAATAACGGCTTTTTTGCCGCCCATTATGAAAATAGTTGGCACTTCAATATTAAGTGCTGTTTTATTGTTGTATACCCAAGGTTGAATTTTAACTTTCATAAATTATACATTTTTTGTGTTTGTTGCTGGGAAAGATCTGCTAATACTAGCGTCTCCCCAAATTATTCTAACTGCACCAGCTGCTCCAGCGTAACCAAAGTTTGTAGATACAGTGCCTCCACAATCATCAGAATTATAACCGCCAATCGCACCGCCACTTCCTCCTTTTGCATTCCCTCTTGTTCCAGATCCAGCTATATTTGTTGCAGATCCATCACCTCCGTTATAACCTTCATAATGTGAATTTGGATCTCCACCTGCTCCACCTGCACCATTATCTCCTCTACCATAAAGATAAGTGCTGCCACCATTACCAGATTGATAACGATTCCAACATCCATCGTCATAACCGCCGCCACCGCCTCCAGATGCGCCGTATGTTCCGTTTGATCCTTGACTTTCTTGTCCTCCAGCGTTGCCTCCAAAAGCGACTTGCCCCGAACTGGAATAACCACCAGCGCCACCTCCACCACCACAGGAATCACCATTTCCTCCATTAGATAAATAATCGAATGCTCCAGCGACGGTAGCTGATAATAACGCTGTTCCAGATCTGGCAATCGATGATGTGCCACCATTTGTTCCAACACCATTTATTGTTCCTCCAGAACCACCAGCACCAACAACAATTGTCAAAGTTTCTCCAGGCGTAACTGAAATGCCATTTCTATAAAAAAAAGAACCTCCTAGTCCACCCTGTCCTCCAAAATCGCAGCCTCCACGGGGGCCACCACCACCGCCATTAACTGCTACTGCGCATATAGATGTTACTCCAGCAGGAACCGTCCAACTATAAGTGTTAGGCGTTGTCCATTCTGCTTGACCAGCTACAGCAGCACTACTTTTAGCAAATCCCGCTATAACTCCAGATATAACACCACTCATTTGTTTAAATTATAATATAATTTAAAAGATTTTCTAGATTACGTTAATCCGCTACCACTGATAACGAATGTATTAGAAGCTACGCAAATGACAGTAGCTACGCCACGTTGAGCCAACGTTCTGTTTCCTGTTGTCGCCGTACCAGAAAGATACATTGTCACGCTTGCGCCTTGCGTGATAGTTTGATTAGAGGCAGAATTATTATAAATTGTAACTACTTGGCCTACGCTAAATACACTGGCAGGTACTGTTATTCCACCAGTAGTAATATTAATTAATCTACCAGTATCAGAAGCTGCAAGAGTATAAGCTGCTGTTTTAGCATTTTCTGGAAGTGTGCGTAAATCGCCATATTGGTCTTGAACCTGACCAGCGACAACTTGAAAATTACCTCCAGTTTCAAATCTAATGCGAGAATTAAAACCACTTCCATCAAAATAAAAATATTCAAGCCTGTGAGAATCTGATGATGTTCTTTTAGAGATATGCCAGAATCTTTTTACGCTAGAAACAGTGCTTCCTAAGTTTAAATTTGAATATGTATCAGCCGTCACCATAACTCCCATTGTAGCTTGACTAGAATTGGAAGTCACTAAAAGCCCATAGTGGTTATATGGTCCGCTTCCATTATCGCCGTCATTTTTAGTTATTTGTAATTTTGCAAGCGGATTAGTTTCATCAATTCCAACAGCGCCGCCAGCAGCAATACGCAATCTTTCATTTGCGTTGGTAACAAATACCATTGGGTGATTCGTTTCTGTTGAAATATAAAATGTAGAACTTGCTGTCCACATATTAGATGTGGTAGTTCCATCAGATATGCCAAAACGCGCAGTATTACCACTAGTCAAAGATAAACGACTATTAGATAGTACAGTACTTGATCCTATTACCGTATTGCCGTTAGTATCTATATATAAACGAGTAGTAGATCCATCTTTCTTAATATGAAAAGTATCTGAAGTTCCAGTCCCAATTTCATAATAAGCTCCACTAGAAACACCTCCAGAACGACCTAAACGAATACCAGCAGCATTAGCTCCACTATTCCATACAACGTGAGGATTTGATAACATTATTCCTGATGCGCCACCAGCACCAATTGTAACATATTTTGTTGCTCCATCGCCCCATAAAGTAGTATCAGTAACAACAAATTTATTCCAAGTACCAGTTCCCTCGGTTGTAACTTCTAAACTATTAGTATATATACTATTCAAATAACTATTTCCTCTATAATGATTATTTGAAACATATATTTTCATATCTCTAATATAGATTCTTTGTCTATATAGAGTGATATGCAATCTTACATACTCAGAACTAGAATTGTTATTGGCAGTATCTTTGATCAGATTCCACTTACCCGAAGCATATACATAATATCTAGCTCCAGCCGCCTTCATTACAATTTTAAATCTATACCAAGCATTTCTGGTATCTATTGAATAATCTGAACCTTGACCTACACCATTATCATAAACACTTAATGAGGCATTGTCATGATAAAGAAGATTAGCTGGAGTTTGACTATAATCATATGTTGTTGATGAGCCTCCAACAAAACCAATCATACAATGCACTGCGCCGCCATCTCCAGCAGCGCCACCGCTTCCAGCAGCGTGATTATTACTAAGGAAAGCTTCGTACTCAATTGTAAGATTTTCAACTCTACGGAATCTGCGTTTACTTAAAAGACCTCTTGTCCAACTATTACTGGTGTCACTTGCTATAAACCAAGAACCATCACTTTGGCTACTTGTTGTTGGCGTAACTGTTAAACCGCTATTGTCCCAATCATTTGTTGCATACTGATCGCTTCTAAAACTATATTCATTGATGCCAATAATATCTCCAACGATATCAAGTTTACCACTTGGACTTGATGTTCCAATGCCAATATTTCCACCATATCCAGCATTAAAGAATGTATCGTCACCACTATAACCTCCAATTTGAGAACGAACTACTCCGTCAACAAGAACTTTAATTCTTCCTCCAGCCACACCACTGTAATCAATTACAGCTACATTATATGATCCATTTTGGGTTTTTACTGTAAGCGTGTCTTCTATAGTTGTAGCGCCATTTACAAATAATGTACTATCTACATAAGCGGTTCCTTGAATTTGAAGTTTATAACCAGGAGATGTTGTTCCGATACCAACATTACCATTTGTGTCTATAGTCATCCTTGCCGAACCGCCTAAATTATGTGTTGTTGCCGTATAAGTATAAAATGTAATTTCTGTTGCTGGATTAGACTCCCAAATACCGCCACCTATTGCAATTTTATTTGCTGTTGCGCTTGATTCGCAACCTATAATTGCTATACCTTCTGGCTCTGCTGTGTTGGCATAGTGAGTCCCGCATAAATTACTCCATTTTGCGGCATTATTTGTTTGCGGTCCCATCAATATTGTCCCACCGGAAACATTTCCAGCAGATGTGGCCCTTAACAATGAAAGCTGCAATGAGCCATTCGTTGAATTTAAAGTTGCAATATCATTTCCAGCACTATTCTTGAATAAATATGAACCTCCATTGCTCCAAAAAAGTAAACTAGATGATTGAAGCTGAATTAATGAACTGACGCCACTATTCCAATTACCGCTTGTGGAAAGCGAAAGAGTTGATCCATTTCCATTTAACTGTGCCCCGGCACTACCAGATAAAGTAATACCATTGGATACCTTTAATTGATTTAAAATAAGAGACATAGTTTAAAAAGGTTAAATCATTCTTCTGAATTTAAATACATAATTTACCGCGCCACTAGTATTTCCACTTGCAATGATTTGAAGTTTTAATATACTGCTAGCTTGACGAACAGTTCTTAAATTAATCCAATTACCATTTGGAGCGTGACCGGCTTTATGAAGAACAATTTCATCTACATCAGTGCTATTTGTTGAGCTTGAAAACCAACTCATAGATCCAGTATAATATTCATCGTATTGACCGCCGCCTACTGTATAATTATGAACGTAAACCTGGACTAAATAGCTTCCAGTTGTAAGGTCTGAACCAGATATGCCAACATCACTCCAGCTTGTTGTTACAGTTAATGATTTTGTAAAAGTAGTTAAACCAAATACATTTGTGCTAGCTGTTCCATCTTGTACTATTAATGTTCCTGTAACTCTAACATCACCAGAGACATCAAGTTTATAACCAGGTGACGTTGTTCCAATTCCTACATTAGCTCCAATTGGATTTATTGAAACTGGCTTCCAAGCGGTTCCTTGATGAAGTCCTTGTATAACGCCACAATCTGGAGATGAATGATAGCTTAATATCATGTACTTCTCAGAATTAGCGCTATCTGATACAGTTATAAGTTTATTTACTGTTGGACTTTCGCCGTAATTGCTGCCATTAACATGAAGAATTCCACGAATATTTGAAGTTAGTCCAATTCCAACATTTCCAGCATTTTTTACAATAACTCTAGCTGTTCCGCTTCCAATAGCGCCAGAATATATTGTAAAATCTCCAGTTGCTATATGAGGCGCAAGCGCTGGTGCTTGAAAATCACCAGCAGAATTACCTGCTATTCTAAAATAGCTTGATCCATCACTAATTTCTAATCTAGCCCCAGGATTCGTTGTATTAATACCAACACTACCACCCATTACTGTTAATTTTTCTGTATCAATTCTATATTGAGAAGTATATATAATATATATATCTAAACTATCATAATCAAATGTTACTATATTACTTCCATTCCATGCCCAACCACATATATCTGGTGGAAATCCAGAACTGATTACAGAAACTTGAGTTCCATCAAGTTTTAATTTATAAACGCTTGTGCCATTTGACGTACACCATAAATATGAACCATCATATGTAATAGCTTGAGCGTCTATAGTTCCAGCCGCACTAGCTTTAGTCGCAACTTGATCTATTGTAGAACCATTCCATTTATAAATATATAAAGTTCCAGCTTTAATAAGGTATAAATGACCATCTGCATATTCAACGTCGTAAGTGTTAGTAACAGCAAGTGCCGCTGATTCAGCAATTATTGTTGCATTTGCAGCTGTGTCTATATCGTAACCTACAATTTTACCATTAGTTCCATTGTAAACGAAAATCCATAAATATCTCCCGTCCCAAGCTGCTCCATGCGGTGAAGAATATCCAGCTGGCATAGGCAACGAGACATAAGAAACGCCATAGGCATTGTTTATTGAATCAAAATTATTATCGTAAAAATATGCACGATTATTTGAGTAATCAGTAAATATATAATGTTTTCCCGTCCAAACTACACCTCTAAAAAGTGTATTTGGAAGATTTTTACCAGTATCGTAATAAGTTATACCAGTGGTATCAATTGCTGACGCGCCAAATGAATTAATTCCCGGATAAGATGTGGTATAACTTGCAACTTTATGAGCCAATAAATTTCCGCTGATTCTAGTATCGCCAATTACATCAAGTTTATAAGCTGGAGCAGTTTGATTAATGCCAACATTACCACCACTTTTTACCGTAATCGTTTGATTACCTCCAGAATAAATGAGCGTATCGAATGAAGTTCCATTTACGCTCATTCCACTCATACTGTTTAGTGATCCAATAAACGTTGCCGCGCTATTTCTTACATAAAAACCAGTTGAACTATAAGAATCTCCTTCAACATGAAGTTTGTAAGATGGGGCGCTTTGACCAATGCCAACTCTACCAGTATCCGCTTTGATCCAGACTCCGTCACTTGAAGAACTTAAAGTTCTTATCCAAAGATCTTTATAAACACTAGATCCATAAGAAGTAATCGTTGAATTGGACGCTCCAGAATCTAAATATAGTTCGCAAGTTGCGCCTGTTGCGGCAATTCTTCCTCCAGATGTTAAAGCGCCACTTATATAACCTGTTCCGCTAACATGAAGTTTATAACTAGGTGATGCTGTTCCAATTCCAACGTTACCCGATGAATCAATTTTCAGTCTTCCCCCTACAACTCCAGCGGCATCAAAATTTACAACACCTGGAGCAACACTTAAAACTGTGGTTGTTGTATAATCTATCGAACCAATTCTTGCAACGCCACTAGCGCCAGCAGTTCCACTGATTTCAAATTTATAAGTTGGATTTGTTGTTCCTACGCCTAAATCTCCAGCGGCATCAATTACAACTACAGTATTTGAATCTGCTCCAGTTCCATTTGTATTAAATGCCCAGCCACTGGTCTGGCTGGTAAAAAAGTTCATATAATTATTGGAAGCTGTAATTCCACTATTACTATGAACTCTTACTCCATTAGCTCCTCCAGAACTTGTTTGTACTGCCGTAGCTGTTGTAGTTCCAGAAAATGTTGCATTACCCGATGCAGTTAAAGTAAATCTGTCTGCACCATTATACCATCTTAAATCAGTACTAGCTGCGGGAATATAATTTTCCCATGTAGTTGTATAACTACCGCCAGCACGATTAAAACGTAAAGACATTTCTGCATCTGCCGCGCCACGAAAAGCTAATTTATTTGCAGCAATGCGATATAAACCTATATCAGCGCCAAATCCAATACCACCTGTTACAGTTGTATGATCTGCTAATTGTAATCTACCATTACTTGAACTGGTGGTTTTACCTAAAAGCAAATTTGCACCAAACTGCCCAACTACAACCCTATTATCAGAAAATACTTCAAAAGCTGGCAAACCAGATATATCATTTACTGACATTAAACTGCCGGTTAAACTATCTGAAATACTGAAAAGCGAGCCATTGGCTCCATTCCAAGCGATTGTGCCATCACCTAATACCTCCAGCTTAATCGTACCTGCGGAAGTGCCTGTAAAATCGATCTTTGGGTTATTAGTTGTACCCCTATTTGGAGTTATGACGATATCTGGCATAATTTAAATTCTTTATATATTTACACGGAATAACGGCTTCTCTGGGAGTTAAAGTTCTTAAGAATTTCAGAGGCAGAAAGCGTTCTGTTATATATTTTAAATGATTGTATTTTGCCCTTCCAATAACCAGGCCAACCAATCCCAATTTGAAAATCGGCTGTATTAGATCCAATTCCATATGTCCAAGCGACAGTTCCATTTAATATTCCATTTTTATACAAACGGAAATTAGATCCATCATAAGTAAGAGTGCAAAAAACATATGTATTTAAAGTTAAAACTGAACTAAAACTTGTATCTAAATATCTAGTTGAACTAGCAACATCAGAAGTTTCTAGCCTTAAACTTGATCCGTTGGTATGCAAGCAGATATATCCAGTTGAATTTCCGTAATTACTTTTGCTAAAAACTGATTTGTAATAGCTAATTTCAGTTGGATATAAGATAAATTCCCAACTCATAGCGTTTGATAAAGCTATGGTAGAGTTGTGCGGAACATTAATATAATTACTAGAACCATTAAAATCTATTAAAGATGAAGCGTCAAACCCTGCGTTAGCTAAACTAATGGTAGATCCACCAGTTAAATCAAGTAAACCTTGAGTGTTAGATCTAGTTCCAACTGTAAATTTTGTTGGTGCAGCTTTATATTCATATTGAAGTCCAGTAATATAAAATGCTTTATATGGTGTTGTTGGAGTGTAGCTTGAATGTGTGCTTATACCTACACACCCAACCCAACCTCCAGCCCTGCCTTCTATATTTGCGCCAACATACAACCAACCAGGAAAGCCACTGACTTCAACACAAAATGCATTTCTGTTGCTAATACCACCACCATATGTAATAGCTTTAGTAGAGAGATTAAAAGAAACTTGATTACCGCCATCACCTAACATGCCAATTGTAAAATCAGTTATAGAATTTAAAGGTTTAACATAACAAGATATAGAATGCGCTCCTGATTCTTCTCCTCCTCCCATTGAGCTTAAATGATGGAATCCAGCCGTTCCACTTTCAGAACATAATGTCGCGCCAAATCCTATTGGAGTAATTATTGAGGCGTCGTATGTTTTTGCAAATCTTGTAGGATTGGATGTCCATTCTCCCCCGTGTGAACCATCTGCATAATTAGTCCCAGTATAATTTGAAATTTGCTGATTGCGATTTGTTGTAGGCTCACCCACATAACTTTTTGGCTCTTTTGTGTCAAAATAAAACACAAGCCCATTATTATTAGTTTGAATTGGACCCTCTATCATAAACCAAAGCGCCCCCTTAGCGCGTTGTAATTTTGTAAAATTTCTGTACTATTTAAATCTCTATTATATAACATTGTAATATAATTTGTACCATCTAAATCTTTTGCAGAAAAACCTGCGGTTGTATCATATCTTTTGCCTATTTGTATAGAAGATAAATTTGTAAAACTGGGAGACCCTGTATGCGTTTGCGCGCTAGAAAAAACACCATTTCTGAAATATACACTTGTTAAAGCTGCTTTATTAAACGAAACCGCTATAAAAACTAATGTATTTGCAGCAAATGAATTTGTGCCAAAATTTACGCTAGAAGAATTACCGTAAAAATCTAACTGCAACGTATTCGCTCCATTTCTTTGAAAAAAAATTGATTTATTTGTCCCGTTGCCAGATCCATCGCCTGATTGATAAAAAAATTGACCGTAAGTATCAAAAGCAGTTCCTATTTTATGTACTGATAAAATAGTAAAATTACCACCGTCAACTTTTAATGAAGCAGAAGGAGTTATTGATATAAAATCATCTGTAGCGTCTAATACAATCCCGCCGCCATTTAAAGAACTATATGTCGGTCCATTTACTAATGTTGCATTATTCAAATTGCCACTTAAGTCTGTCCAAGTGGTCCCAGTTCCCGAATAGCTTTTCGAATTTGCCGCATCTAAATACAAGACCAAACCTTCGCTAACTATCTTTGGCCCATTATGGTAACTCATTTATAATCCAAAGCGTCCTTTCGTCGCATTATAATTTTGAAGAACTTCTGCGGCAGATAATGCTCTATTATATACTGCTGTTTGCCCAATCTGACCATTAAACCAATTGCCACCATTATAACCAATCAAATAGGGGTTTGAAGTATTGTAAGAAAATGTTCCTGCTGATAAAGCCGCTGTGGTATTAGCGACGCCGTTAAAATAACTTCTTATTGCATCTCCAGTTTTAAATGTAAAAACAACATTAGTAAATACAGATGTAGATATAGCATAATTAGTGTTGCATCTTACCTCTGATCCATTTGGATAATGCAAAGCTCTTATTAAAGACCCCCCAGTTTCTAAAAAAATTAATGGTCCACCAGTGTATGGACTTTGCCCAAACAAGATATTCCATCCAGCCGTATTAGTTATTGCTTTTACCCACATACTTATAGTCATTTCCGTAGATGGCCGTAATGAAGCAACATTAGGTATCGAAAGATAATCATCTACTCCATCAAATATAAAATAATTATCTTTTGAACCAAAAATTGGCAATCCAAAATTTAAATGCGCAACTTGAGATGGGTTTGTAGTGTAATTTTCATAGGCCCAACCATAATAATTACCCGCTCCCAATCCGGGCTTTCCTATTAGTATCCATTCTGGCGCAGCAATATAATCAGAATCAATGTATCCAGTTGGCTTGCCAAGATCGGTTAAAATATCTCTTGCTGCTTGAGTATATCTATCTGCTCTATGACTTCCAATCACAATGAACGTAACGTCTGGATACTTTGTTTTTATATTGTTGTAATCGGTAACAAATTTTGTCAATTCATTTGCATATCCAGTTTCTGCTCCAGTGTAATTGTCGTAACAATGACCGGATAAACGAGCACCATTAAATTCCCCCTCAATCCAAGTGCTTGTTACGTTATTCCAAGCGTATAAATGCAACGCTCTGCTTGCATCATATGTTTTGCCACCAGATCGAACATTGTAACCAGGAGTAATACCGTGTCTTCCTGCTGCGTCTCCTCCATAATTACCTTCTGGATAATCAATGGCAAACGCTGTATAATAAGTTAAATTTCCTAATCTTACCCCACCAAAATCAGTTATAACGTCAGAGGGCGAGGCCATATTTTTAACCAATTGTGGAGCGCCATTAAAGCCCCCGCATCCAAGCGGAGATATTCCGTTACGACTCGCAGCGTCCAAGCAAAACACTAACCCATCCGTCACAATTTTCGGTGAATAATAAGTGGCCATTGTTATGCATCTATTTCAACTTGGAGCTTCTCGACATCTGCGCGTTCAGCTAAGATATAGAAGAAGCAGTTAATGTTCTTCGCCAGCAGATTCTCGTTAGCAATATATACTTTATTATCTTCAATCTTTTCAACGTAAAGTTTTTGGTGGGAGCCAATTGGGGTAAGCTGAACAGTGATGGACTCTGGATCAACAAGCTTTGTCCAGTAATCTGGGAGTTCAATTACTTTTGATGTTGTTTTGCCGCGAACATAAACGCCGTTTTCTGGACCTTCAAGTGAGCCATAGCGCAGTTTCTTGCCTTCTTTGGTGGGGTGAGAGATTACGAAGCTCTTGGTTGTGGCGGCGAATGAGCCGTTGACTTCAAGTTTATAACTTGGATTTGTCGTTACTCCGATTCCAACATTACCACCGCGAGGATTTAATAATAATCTATAATAATTATCTAATGCTGATTTATCTGTTGCTTGAATCCATGTATCAACGCTATTAGCTCCGATATCTATTACAGCATTATCCCCACCTTCTACACGCAATCCAGCGCCAGCCTGCGCAGTTCCAGTTGTTGCTGGAAGAGAATTTGTGCCACTTCTTGTGGTAAGTTTTACACCTGGGGAAGTAGTATTAACGCCAAATCCATCAGCATTAAGAGCCATTCTTTGAACCCAGCCACTAGAATATCTCCAAAATCCTGTAGTTCCACCAGCAGAATCTATCGCAAAACTTGGAGTTCCGCTGTCGCACCACCAAACAGATGAGCCGCCAGTTCCATTGAATGCTAATGTTCTTGTATCGCTTGAGCCTATTGCTGAATTAAATGTCGTACTTGCAAATGTTCTTGTGCTATCTTGAGTTGAAATACCACCAGAAGAAATTTGTAATTTTGCAGCAGTTGGTGTTGTAGTTCCGACGCCAACATTACCATCTGACTGTATTGTTAATCTATCTACCCAACTTCCACCATGATTAAATGAATAATGTAATTTTGATGTACTTGTGGCACCTGTATTAACAAACTTCATATCTAGCATCGCATTTGCACTTCCACCATTTGGATTTATTCTAAATCCAAGCGTCGCCATTGCATTTGTTGTGCTGTTGTCGTTTACAATCGACAGGAATCTTTCACCATCACCAATATCAGAATTTGCAGCAAATGTTGCAGCGCGATTCAGTACTACTGTTGTTCCGTATGTTGATCTTCCTGTTCCACCACCTTGAATAAATGCTCCGTTTGCGTCAAGTACAGCTTTTGTAGCTTCTGCAATTCTAAAGCTGATGGACGTTCCATTGATATTCATTCCCGCCCACGCAGTCATGGCAGAATTATGCGCCCCAATCATTGCTCCTAATGTAGAAGAGCCAAGATATCCTACGACGACTTTATCAGTTCCATTTTTACCCAAAACTGCATTTCCATTATTCCACCAAGCACCGCCATTAAAATCTATATTGTCGCCAATTAACAAAGTTCCATAAGCAGTTAAACGCATTTTTTCTGTTGCATTTCCAGATGTATTTGGCGAAGCAAAAACTAAATTAGCGCGAGTCGAACTTGATCCAGTGCTACTCAATCCAATAAATCCATTTGCAGCATTTGTTGCATTAATTTGTCTAAAACGAATACCACCTAAGTTTCCAGATGCATCGGTTGCGGCAGCGTTTTCTATTGTTATAATTTGATTTGCATCATCAATTGTTGTTTGAGCGGTAGTTGTTTTTATCTGCAAGAAAGAATCTGGAGAAGTTGTTCCAATACCGACTTTACCCTGTACTATCATACCATCTGCGGGAGCAGTAGTATTATTAGATACGTATGTACGACCAACAAGCACTCCAAAGAAAGCATTAAGACCAAGATATTGAGTTCCGTTGTAACCAAGAGTTGCACCCGCTGAATTTGGCGTATATGATCCAACTGTTAAATATTGACCCGATGCGCCAATTCTTGCTGCAATTGCATTTGCAGATCCAACAATATGCAAAGTGGTTTGCGGATCAGTTGTCCCAACTCCAACATTTCCGTTTGAAGTCGTTACAAAGATCGATGTCGAAGCAGATCCTCCACCCAATCCAACATATGTACCTGATTGCCAAACATATCCAGTTGTCGCACCATTATTCTGGAAAACAATTTCCTTACTACCATTATTTGTGCTGTCGATATAGATTTGAGTTGTACCGGAATTTCTAGCTTCCAAACGTGTTCCGGTAATAACTCCAGCGCTAAAATTACCAGATGCATCACGCGCTACAACTTTACTCGCCGTATTTGCAGATGTTGCATCAACAGCAAATGTAACTGCGGCTGATCCATTATAACTTGAAGTGGGGCTTCCAGTTAAATAAGACCCGGCGGTTAGAGCGTTACTTAAAGAACCAATTAATGTTCCACGGAAGTTAGCGGCTTGAATATCGCCTTGAGTTCCGCTAAACACTTCGCTGGTATTTGTAGCATCTGGAATAAAAGTAAAGTATCCAGTGCTATCATCAAATCCGAAGAATCCTACTTTAGCGGCAGTTCCATTATGCCACCTAAATTCTACACCACGATCTTTATTATCGTCTACTGTTGGGGCGGTATCCCCACCTAAAGTGATAATTGGGTCATCAATGGTCGTTACTGTAGAATTGATCGTGGTCGTAGTTCCATTAACAATAAGATTTTGAGAAACAGTAAGATTGCCCGAAATGGTAGTGTTCTTAGAAAATGTCCAAGCATCAGTAACCTGATAGTAGCTACCTACTTCATTTCCTGCGCTATCTCTAAAATTGATGCCGCCAGTAGCATTTCCATTTTGAAGCGTGATAAATTTACCAGCTGCGCTTGGACCAGTTAGATAAACATGGCCACTTGTTGGAGCAATTGAAAGATTGTTGATAGTGCTCGTTCCCGTCCCGTTAACCGCAAGATTACCGGAAAGTATGGCATCTTTTGCATTGCTAAGGGTCAGTATATCTACATCACTTGCATTTCGGAATGTATGGATAGTACCGGAACCGCCACCTTTGTAGAATGTAGTGCCATTCGTTCCAAAATGAATTCTTTCTATTCCGTCACTAGATTTATGCCATGTACTATCAATAAAATTAACACGGCCAGTGTTAGTAATCCAGAATTTACGCGCTCCTGCCGCAATTGCTCCAGATCCATTTGTATATTGCCAAATTGTAAAATGATCGTATGCATTTTCAGCCGCAGCAGCAGAACCATCAGTGTTAAGAACAATATGTGTCCCACCCTTTGATCCAAGTTCAATCCAATATCTTAATGTAGATCCACTATATCCGCCATCAACATAATCGTTAGCTTTAATATAAGTGCTATATTCACCACTTCCACGCAAGAAATTGATTGATCCGTCAATATTAGCTGATCCAGCTACTTGTAATTTTTCTGTTGGACTTGTTGTTCCAATACCAACATTACCACCATTATCTATATAAAATCTACTACTAGTTGAACCAGTGCCAGTTTGTAAGCTTATTGTTTTACCTTCAATGACAAGAGGTTTATATTCCGCGCCCCAATCAACTGCCTGTAAATAACTAGTTCCACCATTGACCCCAATTAATGTTGCATGTGCTTGAGAAGCGCTTCCAGTTGTGTATCCTGTAGCGGCAATACCGCCAGCAACTTCTAATTTATCATATGGAGTAGTAGTACCAATGCCAATATTACCGGAAGTATTGATTAATAATCTTGATACTGGAGTTGCTGCCGCACCCTGATTTTGATAAATTGCAAAATCGCCAGCAACAACTGCGCTTGTTCCAATCAACCAACCACCATTAGTATCATCTGACCTTCTTAAACTATAACCTACAAATCCAGAAGATCCATTAGCTAAATAATTTTGAGTATTTATTCCAGTTCCAAGCGCGGGTCCAGATGCACTTACTTCAAGTTTAGCATTTGGGGTTATTGTTCCTATACCAACATTACCATCATTTTTGATGATCATATTGGTTGTCCAATTAGCCGTATTTACGGCAGATGTTCCATCTAATGTTTTTGCAAATCTTATATCTCTACCAGATCCATCATATGTCCATAAATATAAATCATCATCACTTCCTGATGCCGCCCAACCCCCTGCTCCAATTCCAAAATTAGTATCACTAAAATATATTCTAGCGTGTGAAGCCGCAGTGGTGTTTCCAAATACACCATCTAGCATCATATGGGCCGACGCTGTTGCTGTATTATCTCCAATATGTAATTTATATCCTGGCGTGGCGGCTCCAATACCAACATTGCTCGTAAATACACTAGTTCCACTAACTTCAAAAGTGCCACCAATTGTAGTTTTATTACCGTAAGGTTGAATTTCAAGATTAGAAGCGACTCCAGCAGTGAATCCATATATGCGATAAGCTTTTACTCCACCTGCTGATGTACCAACTTCAACATCGCCACTAAAAGTGCCAGATCCAACTACTTGTAATTTTTGAGATGGACTTGTTGTCCCAACGCCAACATTACCACTATTATCTATTACTACTTTTGTACTTAAAGTCCCATTAGTAGCTGTAGAAAATCTTATTACTCCATCATCTGTTCCTGATCCAGATGATAAAACTCCCATTTCAATTGCTGAATATGTACCTATAGAATTTGACGCAATAATTCTAGCGCCACCATCTGATTGATTATATAAATTTAATGCATCAAAGTAATTTGGAGATGCTGCGGCAGAAATTGTAGAAGAAACAGTTAATTTTGCATTTGAAACGCTTGTTGTTCCAACCCCTACAGAACCAGAAGCATAAATATTTCCAGTTAATGGACCAGATCCTAAACTATAACCAACTGCTATGCTTTTATTAAATGTAAAATTGCCCCAACCATCGGACCTCATTAAGCCTTCTTGAGTAACATCCGATCTTGTTGTTCTGACTATGGTTCTTTCTATATCAGTTACATAATAAATATAATTACCAGAATTATCTCCTCCAAGTTTTATATTTCCTCTTACTTCTAATTTTTGCGAAGGAGCGGTTACTCCAATACCAACATCACCATTCCAAATCGATACCCAATCATTTCTATTGCCACCGTTATCCCATGCGCCAAATTTAAATCCTCTATTTGCTGTAGAAGAACTTGGCGTATATGATATAAAACCATTCCAAGATCCTGCGCTACCACGAATCAAATATTCTTCAACTCCATCAGCAAATCCTTTGTTCAAATAATAGCTTTGTGCAATGCTCGCAATTCCATTTACATCAAGTTTAAATTGTGGACTTGTTGTTCCAACTCCTAAATTTCCACTTGTGCTAACATGTACGTTTTCAGATCCATTAATGCCTAATGAAATTCCACTAGCATAAGAAGTGATTAAAAGTTTTCTTGTAGAAGACTCAATGCGATTTGTTGCGCCATCCCACTGACCAAGAACAAGCGCCGCATTATCTGTTGTTGAAGCGATAATCTGTCTCTTATCTGCGCCGAGAATATGAAGCTTTGCTGTTGGACCAGAAGTGCCAATTCCTAAATCGCCAGAAATATAATTCGCGCCAGTTCCATTAATCGCTAGCGTATCGCTATTATACCAAATACCAGATGGAGCATTGTATCTGATAATATCATTATTCTGTTTGTTCAATATTCTAACGTCATGAAGCTCGTCAAACTCAAGACCGTTTTGAATTTTAACAAGGATCTCACCCGCGCTTTGGTGTGAGCGAACACAGAAACCAATTAATACACTATGCTGTGGAGCTTGTGGTTTAGTTGAAGTGATCGCACCAGAAACTGTGGGTGAAAGATAAAGGGCCGCACCTTCCGCAAATCCAGTTGTATTCAGATTAGTAAGCAAACCATTTGTAATAGCGTAACCGTCTGCCATCGAAGCAATATTTTCAGCAAGAATTCCAAATGTGGCCGCAGAAGTTGAATCGGCAGTTCCAATAGCTGGAGAAATTACTGGGCGATTACCTTGAGCGCCACTAACATAAACAACCGTACCTTTTGTTAAAGTTGATCCATTGCGATTAGCTACATATTCATAATTTTGCAAACCGACACGCAAATCAACATTGCCTCCTTTAAGGCCAAGATTCATTGTGCCAACATCATCAATCCAAGTAAGTTCCGCAGGATCAGGATTAATGCCTAATCCAGAGTGAAATGTAATCGAATCAGTATGAGTGATAGTTCCGCTAAATGCGCCAGTATAATAACCTGTGAATGTTCCACTTAAGGCAACAGTTCCAGTAATATTCGCGCCATTTAAAAAATAAGAACTATCAAGACCATCAAGAAGTTCAGAATCGGTAGCTTTACCACTAATCGCTCCTGTATAAACTCCAGTTAAATTACCTATATTTCTAAAGAACGAGCTATCATAATTATCTAGTTTATCAGCATCCGCAGCTTTGCCAGTAATGCTTAGATACAAGCCGCTTAAATTTAAATCATTTATAACTCCCGTCGAGTCAACGACTTGGAAATTAATCTGTTGATTACCTGTGCCTAGATAATACTTACCCATATTCCTTTTATATTAAATTTTTTAATCTGTCATTCAACCATTAAACTACAACAGTGCTAATTACACTTGCTGTCCATTTAATAGTCGCTGACGCTTGACCTTTTACTTGCAATTTTAAGGAATCAAAAGTATTATCGGCATCTACATAAACTTCCCAAACATTATTAGAATCATCGCCAAGTTTTGTTACATGAGCATAACCAACAATTGCAGAATTTCCAGCTTTGTTAGCGATTAAACAGTCATAATTCCAAGAAGCTGCTTTTTGATTTACAAGATCAAAAGCTGTAATTTGACCCTTAAAAGATGCGGCAGAATTTGAAGCTAATGCGATTCTACCATTAGTACCATTTAAAAACATTTCGGTAGTAGTATTGTCTGTAGTGGTGCAATATACTACAAGATGATCACTCTTTGCCTGAGCGGAACCAGAAACAGTCAATCCTCCAATTGTAATATCGTTTGCTGTTGACGCTCCATTTGTTGTCGTCGCATCAAGAGTCAATTCTGATGTTACAGGGATATTAAAATAACCTGTTCCATCATTAGTAAATGTCCAACGATCAGTTCCTTCATTCCACAATAAAGCGGTATTAGTTTGTGTGCCGCGTTCAACTTCAACACCGGCATTTTCACTTGGAGCAGATCCAGTATAATCTCCATTCAGAAGAACAATGCTATCGCCAACTGAAACTGTATTACTTTCAATTGTTGTCGTCGTACCTTGTACAGTAAGATTTCCAGTGATGATCAGGCCACCATCAATTCTTAAAACTGTTGGATCTGATTTATAAACTGAAACTTTATTTCCATCATTAAGGCCGAAAATAAGAGCGTCAGCAGAACCTGTCGCTGCCTCCAAAATAACTGGACCTGCTTTTACAGTTACTGAATCGGAAGCGTCACTTCCAAGAGTTGTATTGCCACTTACAACAAGATCACCACCAATATTAATTCCATTAGTTGTGCTATTGCCACTGTCAGTTACGCTTTGCAAACCTCTTCCAAGAGCTTGATCAATTAATGGTCTAAGAGTTCCAGAGAGACCATAGACAGCATTTTCACTAGGAGCAGTTGTCGTTACGCCACTTGCAATTTGATCACGAACAATAACAGCTGTTGTTCCAGTCGCAGTTAAAACGTGACCATATGTATCATATGTAAAAGAGATTCCAGTAATAGCAGAACCTGCAAGTGCATTTACTGTAAGATCAGCAACACTTGAAGTATCAGTATGGGATACTGTAATAATGTCTCCAGCAACAGATAAATCTAAACCAGCGCCGCCAGAAATCTGAATGCTATCGATAAAAGATTGGCCGCTTACTGTTCCAGTTAAATTGATTGCTGCATTATCTGTTCCTGATGCAAGCGCAGATAATTGATATTGACCACCAGCATTTGTATAAAGATAACCAGAAAGACCCGTGCCAAAATCAAAAACAGCTTTATTACTGGGAACCAAACCAGTTTCGCCGCCAGTAACAGATTGATTAATGATGTATTGTTTAACATCAAGGGCGACTATCGATCCATCACCAGTGGTGAAATTGATCTGATTGCCAATTTGTACTCCTGTATAATAAATTGCCATTTTGTATTTCTCCCGTTATATAATTTACACGATTTTTATCTTACTTCTGTTAAATTTAAATAACCAACCCAACGTATAGTTGTGCCGATTTTACCTGCTACTTCTATTTTTAAGTAACCATATGAAGTATCTGCCGAAATGACTATTCCACCACATCCAATTTCATCTGCAAAACGAGTTGTTTGCAAATTACCTACTATTTGTGTAAAACCAGCGCTTGCGCCTTTTTTAATAGCGCCATCTGAATTAAAAATAGCAGTATTGTTTGCGGAGTCTTTTGCTATAACTCTTAGTTTAAAATACCAAGAAGAATTATCTGGCAAAGATAATTTTTTAGAAGTGTTTGTGAACTGCAATTCTTGCAGTGAATCATTTGTAGTTTCTCTTTTTAAAATAAATTCTGAAACCTGAGCATCTCCAGCTGTAGAAAAACTTCCATCTGACATTACTCGCAAACCAGTAAGATAATTATTATACCCAGAGCCTTGTAAAATTGTTCCGCTTACAGTTAGATTTTTTTCAAATATTACATCGTTTGTCGGATCAATTTTATCTTGCCATAAACCAGTAACAAATGAATATTGTCCGCTTGTTAAATGGAAATACTCACCAGTTGTTCCTCCTTGCAAGTCAGGCGAAGAATTGTGCAGCAACTGATCTGTTTCAATTAAAGAAATCGGACCACCATTACCAGAAACGATTACTTCCGTTGGTGACTGAACTCCCGAAACTATAATCTCTACTACGTCTGGCATTTTATGATAATGTGGTTATATTTGTATCAACATAAACCGTACCCTTCATAATTTTTTGAAAGGTGTTGTTTTGATACTTAACCAGCACATCATATTTTAAAGGACCAGGATGAAGAATAGCAGTCTGAGCAGCAGTCAAAGAAAGAGAGATTTGACCAGAAGCGGGGGAAGTTTTCGTAACAGTAAATGTCTGTATTGTTGGGAAATAATAATCCTGTTTTATTTCAGCGTCTACAACTGCATTAGTTACATCAATTGCTGTTCCATTAGCATCTTTTAGTACTAGCGTTATTGAGAAATCCGTATTTCTTTCAATGGAAAGATTATATGTTGATGCGGACATGATGGTGGCTACTAATCAATTTACACAAAAAGCGCACCGTAAAGATGCGCTTTTAAATCTAAATTTTAAATATTTTTAGAGTATCCCTGTGCCTGTCAAAGTCAAAACATCATTAACCATACTCTTGCCAACAACTTGAACCGGAGCAGCTTGATAAGAATTATAAAAAGCTACCAAGCGATTTAATTCCTCAAAGTTATCTCTAGACATTTGACGAAATTGTTTGCTAATTTCATTGCTATTTACGAATGTAACGGAACTATCTTCATCTCGGATTGAAATGATTGCGCTACCAGATCCACCAGCCGCAGCCTTAATTGCGTTTCTTGACTTCTTTTTATAATAATGGCCCAAATATAAATGCTTATAAATATTTGCTTGTTCTGGAGTTAAGTCTGCTCCTGCACCACTAAGATCAGTATAAATTAAATTATTTAATTCTCCTAGATTCGCCTCCATCCAACCAGAAATTGAACTGAGATTTACCTCTGAGGTATCAGCATCAAATTCGTAGAAAAAAATACCACTTGCGACTTGAAATAAATTAGCCATTTAAAATCTTTGTGAGCTTTTCTTTTTGCTCTTTTGAGAACATCTCTTTTTGTTGTGGTTGAGGAGAGAAGTATCCTCTGGATTGTACATTCTGAGTATCAAATTGACGCAAAAGACGAGTTTTGATAGCGGCCATAGTGCCTGACCCATCTATCTTGAGTTTTCGCGCAAAATCCTGTAATTGCAACTGCGACATATTATCTAAATCTTCTTCAAAAATTTTACGATTAGCTGTTCCAAAAATATTGACTTCTTTAATGCCCAAAGAAATTTCTAATTCTCTTACTTTTGAACGATATTCAGATGAATTTTTATCCGCGATAGAATTAAGCTGATCTAACAGACTAGCTTTAGTAACTTCAGTAGATTGTCCAGTTGAGATTTCCATACTAAATACTATCGTAAGATTTACACATTTCAATGATTTAAATGAAATAAAAAACCCGCCCCTTTCGAGGCGGGTTTTAAACAGGTTTTTAAACCTTAGACGATCTTACCGACGAGGGCGCGAACATCAAGGATTACGCGGCCTTCCTCAAGGGAGCCGAAGTAACCGATTTTGTTCTGACGGATGCTGTATTGGTCGTCAGCAGTGAGTGTGAACTCCGAGTTGGAGTCTGGATCAGTTGCGACAACACGGAGCAGCGAATCACGGGTACGATCAATGCCGACGAGAATTTCTTCTGTGTCGCCATCGAATGTATTTGTTCCTGTGCCATCTGCTTTTGGATACTGTGTGCTTGCGGCAGCGGTATCGAAGATGGTGTTGAACTTCTGATTCTTTCCAAGCTCGCTGAACTCAAGGATGGAAACACCGTAGAAGCTGGGGATGCCAGCGGCGCTATAAATAGCGCTGCGCATCTCATCAGTAGCGGTGATGCCAACTGTTGAACCTGTGCCGCCAGAAGCTGTAACTCCAGCAACAGTGTTGATGGGGTTGTAAGCCATAGCGCGGATCTGCTCAACGATCTCTGGGGAAACCAGAAGATCGGTGATGCCAGCGCGGGAACCAGTGGCGGGTGTACCCTTGGCCCATGATGTGTTGATGCGCTTGGCGAGTGTGAGCAGTTCGTTAAGATCAGCCAAGAGGAAACGACCAGCTTGGTTAGATGTCTGAACGTGCTTCTTGCCGTTTGTGGAGGCGTTAGCCAGAGCAGTCATTGCCAGTGTGGCAGAGGTGCGCTCCTGCTTGAGCAGGATTTCCTGAGCCATACGGGTGAAGGTCTTAGCGACGACATCCATACGATGCTTGGCAGCGTAACGGCGGTCAAAGGAGAGGGCGCTGTCCAACGAATAAGTTGTCAGCTTCATCTCTGAGACTGTGGGAAGAACCTGATTGGTGGGAAGACCACCAGCTACGGACTGTGAGTATACAGTGATGTAGTCCTCATCAGTTACGTCGTAGTACAGGTCAAGAGGAATGCTGGGATTATCATCAGCGTTATAGGAGAGGCTTGTGAACAAGTTGCTCAGTGTGGGAGCATTGTTGATAACCTCTGCGAGAACGGGTCCGATGAACTCAGCGAGTGCGACTTGAGCATCATAAGCAACAGTGCGATTGCGGCTAGCCATTGCTTTGATAAGCTCAATCTGTTCTGGGGTGCGCTTTAATGTGATTTTCATTTAAGTTGTTTCCTTTCTTATTACATGCGCAGACCTACTACTGCGAAGGCTCCTGAGAAAGCATCTTGGATGCTTGTGAGAGGAGAACGTGAACCTGTGCCGAGTACGATGCCGAGTTTGCCAGCATCATTGTGGGCGCAGCCGGTAACTTTACCACCATTGGCGGAAAGCTTGAAGCCAGAGCCAACGGTAAGAGTACCATCGATGGCCGCAGGTCCAAGTGTGAAGACGCCGCGAGTAGCGACTGGAACGGCTTGGCCGGGCAGTACGCACATCAGCTCTTCAGCTTTTTGGCGATAATAGAGAAGTTTTTCACCATTCTCGTCATACTTTGCAGTCTGACGGAGAGTGAGTCCAAGGCAGTTGGTCAAGTCACCCGAGGCAGCAGGAGTGATCTTGAGGTTTACCTTTGGATATTGGTTTACACCGACATGGGGGAAGTCGGTCTTGCCGAGATAAGAGTCGGAAGAGTATGAAACAGGGTCAAGGTCAAAGTTGCCAGCGGAAACTTTGACAAATACCCCTGCGTCACCAGTTCCAACGCCGGTTACGTTTTCGTTGACAGCTTCGTCAACGAGAGCGTACATGTTTACCACATCATTCTCGTTGTATTGACGGAATGGTAGGAGACGATTAGCCATAATAGTTGTCCTTTGAGTTGTTTACAGTTAATTATTATTATTTAGAATAGCTTACGCTAATATTTTCGCGAGAGAACGCTTTGGCGAACTTTTCGCGGAAAGACTGCTCAACAGCGACTTTGCTGTCAGGAGCTTTGTTAGTAGCTGTTGCATTTTCAAGTGCAGCAGCAACATCAGCCTTCTTCTCTTCCTCGACTTTTACTTCGGGTGTAGCAGAAGCTTTGCTGACTTCTTTGAGACGAGCTTCAACCTGCTCAGAGATTTTCTTTTCAATCTCGGCGGCTTGAGCCTTGATAAACTCTTTGTTCTTATGCTTCCAAACGGCAGAGAATTTCTCTTTGTAAGAAGCGAATGCCTCTTCGGTAGCTTCAAGAGCTTGAACCTCACCAATGATCAGTTTGCGATCTTCGTCGCTGAGATCATAAGCGGCATCAAGTTCACCAACGCGAGCATTAAGACGAGCAACAGCCTCTTCTTGGGCTTTTGCTTCTTTAATCTTATTAAGCTCTTCTTGTGTTTTGGCAAGTTCTGCCTTCATTGATTCTACTGAAGCGACTGTCTCATTGTAAAGCTTCTCGGCTTTGTCCTTAGCGGCCTTCTCGGCTGCAATGGAGTCGCGATACTCTGCATCTTTTTGTTTGATGGCTTCAGCGAAATGGCTGGTCATTGAAGCGACAGCCTCTTCACCAAACTTTTTCTCAAGAAGAGCAGACTTTAACTCTGTGATAAGTTTTTCTAAGTCCATATGGTTTATTGTTTTTACATTTTTTCTCTCTAAAATGGAATTTGATTTTTTATTCGACAAAAATGCTTGAACTTCTTCGATGCAATTTTCAGTCGCTTCCACCTCTTCGTTTTTGTTTTCATCCTCTTGCAATGAGAATGATGGAGCATTTTCAAATGCCACAACGCCATTAACTTGTGCTGCTGGATTTGTAGTAAATCCGCCGCCCAAAGGATAAATTTCTCCAACGATTAATCTATAAACCGGAGTACCATCTTTTAATTTACCGGAGCCACCTTTTGCTTTTAAAAATGGAGCGAACTCTTCAATTTGCTTTGGATCAGTAATAATGTCAGCCTCTTTTAAAGATTGACTCCCAACTGCCAAATAATAATTGCTAAAACCAATTTCCCAACTTGCCGAAATTGAATTGTGGAAAGAATCTTTTGGGTCAGAATTTCTCAACATCAGCGATGTAAATTTTTTATCAACGGTTTTATAAATGACACCGGCAACTGATAAATAAACAGGATCAAGACTCTTGCCAACCTCTTCTTCTGTTAAAAATTTGTTATCAGAAATTCTATTGAAAGAATAATTTGTGATATGGCCAACAACGCGCTCTTTGTTGTGTTCAATATTAAGATATTTATTCATGAAGCGCTTTGCAATCTTTGATGCAGTAGCCCCAGAAATACCATCTCCATTATTGTTTATCATATTCGGCACCGCAAGATTAAAAGAAACCCCGAGAAGATCAGGATTATCTTCAAAATCTATTTTTGGAGAAAGTTTCTTAAGTTCATCCAAAGAAGCTTTGGATACTTTGAAACGCTCATCCGAAATACCATAACAAGCGACAGCAACATTGTCCAAAATCGTGCTATACTTGAATGCCATATTTTATTTTACAGCAGAATGATGCAAAATGGCCGCAGAATATTCATCAAGTAAAAATTCATCAGCCGCATCAAGAACAGATTGCATTGGTTGCAGCTTTTCAATTTCATCTAGATTGGCCATACATTTTTGAACGCTTGCTACCCAATCTTCTCTTGAACTTGATGCGATAACTTTCTTACAAAGATTTGCTACATTTGATTTTTGCTCATCGCTTAAAGAAGCCACGGCAAATTTCTTTGCCACGAAATCTTCAGCCGCTTTCATAAAAGCATCTACTTCATAAATTGTAGTTTGAATGTCTTTTCTTGATGCGGTTGCTCCAACAGGTCTGCCAGCACCAGACTGTTTAGGTGCTGCGGTAGGAGTTGGGGTCGCTCCTTGTACCATTGGTACACCACCAACAATTGGATTATAATATCCCTTCTCTCGGTCAGCGACAAATTTTTGCTGTGCAGAAGAAAGATCAGCAACATTAGGCAATTTACCATTATTAATAGATTCGATGCCTTGCTCTGGAGTAAGAATTCCAATTTCCATCAAACGACTGATGGTTCTCATGTATTGAGTTTCATCTTTTAAATCAATCTCTGTAAACTTTGCGGTAGGCCAAGCACGGAATCCTAAATCTTTTGAAATACGAATAATTTCTGGCTGAAGAACATCATTAAGAAATGCATTTCTAGCTTCTTTCAAGCGCTCCATAAAGAAACTAATCTTTGCACTTTGACCATTATATTTTTCATTACCAAGCATAACATTCATCAAGCCTTCTTTAATGTCGTCGTTTAAAACTTCGTATTTTTCTTTGCCAACGACTTTCTTTAAATCAGGAATTACGAAATCAGCTTTTGTGGTATAATCAGAAACAAGAACACGACCAACGCTTTCGTTCATAAATAAGTTTTGCATGGCTGTCATGTTTGCGGGATTGATACCGCCTTTATCTGGCTCCGCGCCCATTGTAATTAAAAGAATTACATTCTCTACAGTGCGCGAAATAGCTTGATCAATACGTTTTAATTCAATCTTGGCGTTAATATCTTCAAGAACTGGATAAGCGAAAGGTACGGCAAATGGCTCGTAATCTTGTTTCTTATAAAAAGAGTAAAGCAAATACTTTGGATCAAGCTTCATATTTAAACCGTCTCTAAAATACTGCTTACTCTTAATTTGTTTTTGAATTTCTGGATCAAATCCATTAAGAAGCTCAACATCGGCATCATCTTTTGGATTTTTTAGACGCTCAAGCTCATATTCAGAAAGAACTTTTTCATAAACAGCCTCTGCAAAAGAACTAGAGATTTTGGCGACAACATCATACGGATTAATCAAAATATAACGAAGAGGAACCTTGTTATTCTTGATACCATTTTCGCTTAAACCCGAAAGAAGTTTAAAATCTTCAGCGTTAAATTTGCCATCTATACGATAAAGAAAAATGTTACCACTACGATAATATTCGCGGAAATACTGATCCTTCAGTTTCCAAAGCTTGATCTTATCGAACCATTTTTGAAAAAATTCGCGGCTACGCTCTGTACCGCCCTCAAGGTAAACGTCTGTATTAGCAAACTCTGTGGCAATATCAATTGTGTTTCTGACAATTGCTACATTAGCATAAGCTTTTTGGCAAAGCATAATAGCATCACGGACATCAACTCCATCTTTTGTATATTCATATGGAAGAAGCCCTTGACTAAGCAGCGAATACCTACCAATATTTACGTCGGTTCCATTTCTTGGAACCTTTGTCTTTGAAGGAGACGCGTTTTCTTTTGCTCTGGTATATGACGCTTGAGAAACTTCTTTAAAAAAAGGCTCGCCCATGAGCTTTGGCTCATACGAAGCTTGAGATACTTGAACAGGTTGTACTTTTCCAAATCTTGTCCAATAATCAGACTTTTTGTTGTATTGGCGTGCCATTTTATTATATAATAAAAGTTACACTAAAAGTCTCAAAAGTACTTTCAATAACTTTTACCGAGCAAAGAATGGCACAAATGTAGAAGTTGATTTGTCAACTTTTACATCCATCATATCTAAATACACCTTGGTCATCCAATTGCCCAAAACTAAACAGGAATAAGAGTCTTTTCTTGTTTTCTCTGCTCCACTCTGCTTTTTTAATTCTGGTGGCAAATCGAAACTTTGATGCCCATTAGCTGTTGTTGTGGGCATGATAAGAGAGCATTGAGCTTTTACTAATTCGATCATATCAGCTTGATGATCAACAAAATCAACCATTTTAGCTTCTATACTCTGGCTATCTTCCTGATCTCGAATAAACTTAAGATTCTTAATTGGAATAGTTTTACTTTTTTGAGCGGTAAAATCATTATCTACAGCTTCGGCAGCAAAAAGAATTTTTCTATGATCAAAATTCGATTGAAGAAGTTCATTAGCATATCTTATCCAACCGCTAGTTGGAATACGCAAATAGCAAATTTTATTAGTGCTTTTGTTATATGTATTTCTTGCTTTCCTTAACTCGTCTTGATAAGTTTCGGGGGTATCAAAGTCTGCCTCAAAAATTTTAATTTCGATTTTATTATTTTTAAAAAGTTCACTTTCATTGGCAGCATTTATAAACTGCAAGCCTCCGTTATAGTCACCACACATTGCGACAATATTAAAATTAGTAAATAAATAATGAAGATATTCGATATGTTTTCTTAAGTTTGTTCCAGAAAGCGCATAGTTATGGACAAGGATTCCCTTACGAGTTGCTTTGTCCAGTTTAATAATATTCATGGCAAAGTCGTCGGAGGATTCATTTTCTGCCCAAGATGGGTCAAAGCTTAAAATATATTCTGCATTTTTTTCTCCAGCTAATTCAATTGCTTGCCCTTCTCCAACCTTAATTGTGCATTCATGCATCTTGCTTAGTTTAAAATAACCAGAAGAATCGTCAACAAACTGCGAACCGAATTCTCTTTTAAACTGTGATTCGGACATCGTTGCCTTGGCTTGCGTCAATAAACTTTCATCATATAAGCCATGAGGCGCGATATCATAAGAAAAGTGCAATATAGCTCTTGTTGCTGATCCCTTGGCGTTCCTTTCTGGAGTAACAATCAAATCTTCGTACTGTTTGTAAAGTTTATACATGTACTCAAATTGATAAGATGCAGAGGACAGAACGATAATTTTATTATTAGGCCAAACAAATCGATCCTCCTCCTTCATCTCTCCTCGCTTGATAAGCTCAGTCTCCAGATCATAAACCTGTTTTCTTTCAGTTGGATTCTGCACAACAGAAAGAAACGGAATGATAACTTCATTGAAAATTCTATCTGGCATCAGCAAGAATTCGTCAATCATCATTCGGTGAAAGCGAAAACCACGCAGCTTTTCACCATCACCAAGCGGCAAACAAGTAATCTTGCTGCGCCCAATTTCCATTGTCCACTCGTCTGAGCTTTTTGAAACCTTAGTTATACACTGCTTTAAAAATACTGCATTGGGCTTTTCTGCAATCTCTTCTATCTTACGGAAAATCATTTTAGCCTGACGGAATGTTTTACTAACAATGCCAATATGCACACCCTGATTTAATATCGCATCAAGAGATGCAAATACCGCACAGGTAAAGCTCTTTGACAGTCCACGGCTCCATACCATCATAGAATAATCCGTTTCGAACATGGTTTTAATTGCCATATGTTGAAATGGAAACAACTTAACGCCGCAAATAATTTCCGAAGAAAATGAAATATTTGAACGCAAGAATTTATAGAGAAGAATTTTGGCTTCTCTTTCTTCCAAGAATCCTTTCTTTTCAAGGATCTCTTGATTTACGTTACGGAATAAGCTTTTTCTTTTTTGGTTTCCTTCGATCCAAGCCATGATGAGTCCTTGTCTAAGAAATATTGAACATCCACATCCCAAAGCGCGCTGCCAATGGCAGTTAGCTTGGGAATAATAATTTCACTATTAGTTCTGTTGCCTGAAAATATAAATTGGCAACTTTTTGCAAACTCATGCTGCAATAATCTCATATTATGATATATAAATTTTAAATTCGCCTTATGAGGAGTAAAATCATTGTTACTACTTATACGTTCCAAAGTAGATTCAACCACAATAAACAAATAACACTCCATATCTTTAGCCCTTTGTAATTCACGGCGAAATCTATCTAGATTCTCGCCAACTAAAGTTCCTTTAAAATCAGACTCTGACTTTCTATCTACAAATGTTTTTGTATAATTTGAACCGCTGGCGGTATAATCGCCAAAATCTAACTTTACTTTCTTTTCGCTTTTAAAGCTTAAGGGCTGCTGCTCTCTGGTGTCAACGAATATATTAACGCTAGAATAGTCTTCGTAAAACTTTTTGGGCAAACTCTTTTTAAACATAGGTTCAACTCCAATTTCATCACAAACTTTAGAATAAGAACCAAAATGCTTTTTATATAAATCAATAGTTGGCATTTCACTAGTTTCTAGTTCTAGATGGCATGGGGCATACTTTAAATCCTTGCTCTTTATCCTGTAGGCAAGCATTTTTTTTATCTGCTGTTTAACAGTTTCTGGCGATTCTATCTCACACCACCTTAAAAGCTGTTTTCTATTTTCGAAGTCTTTTTCAAAATAGGACTCTTTATCTTTAAACTGCAAATAAGTGCCTGTTAAAAGATTTTTTCTAGGATAATGGGTAAGATAATACTCATCAAGACCAATCTTGTGCTTTTTTAAATGTGCGTGCAAGCTCCTTTCAGAAGGAAAGGAACTGTGGCATATTTTGCAACAGTTGGAATTGTCAGACTGCATCTTCTAATGATATTCCTAATATACGCGCCTTCCATTCAACCATGCTTTCCATTTTTTTACCTTCTTCGGCAACAAGAGATTTTTGCATCTCCGCAATTTTAATCATATTAGCGCGTTCTTCTTCGTCTTGAAACAGTTGAACAATAGAAAGAATAGAGGCGTTTTCTTTTTGCCTAGACGAAATTCTTTCGCGTCTGTCGCCTTGTAATTTTTTAATAAGGCTTTCTACTCTGCCTTCGCATTGATGATATTCACTGCTTTTAGCTTTGATGATTTCGGCCAAACGAATACTCATTTCATTTTGTTCCTGAGTCTCTTCAAACATCTTGTTTAGTTTATCCAAGTGTCTTGAGGTAGTTTCCAAATTAATAATTTCCTTGCAGACATTCATATACAAATTAACTTCATCCGCAGTTAAGTCAGGTTTATCCCATGTCATACGGATAAATTCTTGCTCAAATATATTCCTGTCATCTTGCGAGGTATAACAATTAATAATTTTTTGGAATCTTGAGTTAGACAAATTGATGGCGAGTTTCTCAGCGCATACTTTATGGTGTCTGGTGAGCCTATCTTTATCTATCTTCTCTCCTGTGGCTTCATTAATTCTATTAATTACTCTCTCTAATGATCGCGGTGTTTGATATTTTACAAACATCGCGTCGTCAGATACGGCATTATTTTCACAACCAGAATTTCTGATATGAGCGGCAACAGTTCTGTGTTCCAATCCCATTGCAGAGATTGGGCGGTCTGGATAAAGAAGTTCTGCGATTCTTAGCGCCGAGATTCCGTTGCCAGCTTGATCTTCAATGAACTGTTCTTGTTCTGGAGTGAGAGGGAGTTCGCCAACTTTTTCGTACTTAGAGGTTTTATATTGTATTTTATTAGAGGCAAGCAAAGATCTGATCGCAATTCCTTGCTTGGTTCTGCCGTCAAGATTTTCATCGTTAAAAAATTTACGCGTGATAGTATTAAGGTCTGGAAACTCCTTGGCAATTTCCATGATCTTTTTTTTGTCTTCGTCAGTGAAACTTATTTTATTGTTGGCCACCTAAAATATCCTCGTCTTGTAGAATTTTAGTCGCTACCTGCTTAAATAACTTTTTAAGATTTTTAATTTGTTTATATCCAGCCTTCTTCCCCTTTTCATTCGTTTTGTATCCCATTTCCATTGCAACCTTTTCCTCATCTGCGCCATCGATATAGAGTCTTGAATAAACTTTGTATTGTTTAGGCGCTAAACGATGTTTCATTTCTTCATGAAGTCTCTGCGCGCTTGACAAAACATCAAAGTTCAAATCCTTCATGCCCTGTACAGACTCTGAATGATTTTCTATAGAAACAGAAAGTTTAACATCATACGCGCACTTCTTTGTCTTTTCCCATTTCCTATACAAAGGGCATTCGCCGCATTGTCTACCGCTTGGAGTTATTGAGCAAGCTGGAGGTTCATTCCCCATACTGAACTTACAAGATAAACAAGGGCGAACATAATTAGAATAATTATTACGCAAAAGATTTTTAATCTGGTTTACAGTAATGCGCGCAATCCAAGGCTCAAGTGGGCGATCTTGCTTCCACATTTTCCATTTTTTTGAAATGTGAAAACGAATGATTTGAGCTACATCTTCATAATCCATCCAAGCAATAGCTTTAAGCTGCCAGATATATCTGTGCTTTTCTATAATCCTATCAATAACTTCTTGCTTGTCTTCGTATTTAATCTTCTCGCGCTTTGGTGCTTCCATATTTGGTGGGGGACAAGCCGTCTATCCCACCAACTCTTTTTGGAGCGAATTTCCTTGCTCCAGCTTGAGGGTTGCGCGATAAATCTTCCAAATTAAAAGCCCTAAAGCCCCCTTCCATTTCAATTTCCACATCAAGCTTATCGATATTGGGAAGTTCATCGACACTTGTGTTGTCTTCTGACTCATCCTCCATATCTTCAGAACTTGCAGTTCTAACTGGCTTTTTCTGTAATTGAGTTGAAACTTTACCATTCATTGGATTGCCACATTTTGAACAAAAGTTTGGAGCAAATCCAATATATTCATGCTTGCCACCACAATTTGTACAGAAAACGCTTGCCATATATTACTCTTTTTCTAATTTGTTAAGTTTATCGCTGAGATTTTCTAGCTTTACCAATATTGTAGCTATATCTCTTTGAATTTCAACCATCTTATCAGTATTTACTGGCTTGCCCTCGTCATCTACAATCTTCGATAAGCGGCGTGATATATTCTTAACCTCCGCATTTACATAAGAAAGCTGTTCTGCTTGAATCGTTATTTCCTTAGCTACTGGCAAAAAATCGTCTCTTTTTACATAAGTGGCATTCAAATAAAATAAAAGGGCGGCAATAGCCATGCCGCCCATAATCTTAATTAAATTAGCCCAACTGCTCAAAAGGGACAGCTTTTCTTCTTGTCTCTTCATGACTATTAATATTTCTAATCTTCTTTACAATGAATTTTAGAATTTCGCTTCTTTTTATATCTTCTTCTGTAAACTCAAACGAGAAGATGCCATGTTGCGCGGAATCCTCGTCTGAAAATAGATCGTAAAAGTCGATAAATCCATTTTTACCTTTGATGTCTGATTGCATAAAATCTCCGCATAAGAAAATTTTACTCCCATCCCCGACTCTAGTAAGCAGGGTTGTGATTTCTTTGAAGGTAAAATTTTGCACTTCATCTGCGATTACGATTTTGTCTGTTAAAGTGCTACCCCTTAAGAAGTTAATGGGAGTTGCAGAAATTCTTCCGTCATCTTTTAAACGATGTACATCAGTTGGTTCGATTATTTCTTGAATTTTGTCTTCAAGAGGGAGCAGATATGGCTGAAACTTTTCGCCAACTGTTCCTGGCAGCGAACCAAGAGATTTTTCACCGCTTTCAGCGATGGTTCTAATATAGATAATATCTTTTTCATTGTGGTTGATAAGGTTAAGGGCTGCGTAGACTGCCATAAAAGTCTTTGAGGTTCCCGCTGGTCCAGCGATAAAGACTATTTTGGTCTCGTCTCCTAAAAGTATTTTTAATAGTTGTTGTTGTTTCTCAGTGAATTTGAATTTGCGTTCTTTGAATTTTATTTCTGTTTTCATCTGCGGAATAATTACTTCCGTAGATGCCGACTTTGTTTTCTTGGGCTTTTTTGCCATAAAGTTACACCATCTCTTCGACTATCTGTAGCCCTCCTTTTGCTACACCATTGCCATCTACCGAGAAACTTTGTGAACTCAGTACGCCAGCAACTGAAAACGAGTTGCCGTCTGGCATTCCTACTGTCACAGAGACAGTGGTATTAGTTTGATAATCAGAAAGCCAATCAATGTTGGATATACCGTTAATTTGCAATGATTTTGTAATTTTAGAAACACTCACTTTAGCAGGATAAGTTCCACCAATTTCAAAATTTGGAGCACGATCAACTTCAACATTAAAATTTAAATTTTCGTATTGATTTATTGTTTGAGTAAAGTTTGGAGCAGAAATAGTAACACTCATTCCCCTTAATGGAGATACTATTCCTGTTTGAGCGCCAGTTGGAAAATTTTGACCATCATAAGAATTGATTCCATTTCCAGTAGCCAAGCCATAAGAATCAAATTGCATTTCCACTGCAACTGGTTTCCAAGGTTCCATAGAAAACCCAAATGATTTTAAGAAACATTTATCAAATCTATAATTAGGAACTTGAATATAGGAACCACTTGTAAAGTCTCCGGTTAAAGCTAAAAATCCAGTAAACTGATTAAAGCCAGCCCCAGTGACGGGTATAACCGAAGTTGAAATTGACGCGCTTTTTGGACCTGTTTGAATATAATAATCAAGCTCTTGACCAATTCTTTTGATCCTTTTTAATTGAGTTGTGTTGCTGGCATTAAAATTTAATGCGTACAAAATATCATACGATCCTGTCGATAAACTTTGTGAATCGCCAGCAGAAAGAAAAGCCCTGATGTTGTTGTACGAAACGTAAGGCATGACAAATTATTATTTGTCTTTTTTGAACATTTTCAAGTCAGCTTCATCAATCATAGACAATCTCTTCAATAGCTTAACATTCTCAAGTTTAACATTTTGCATAGTTATTCTATGGCCACCAGTTACAATACCCTGTTCGTTTACATCGTAAAGAAACAAAGTTGTAGACATCCAGCCAATACGAACAATTCTCGCTGGGTTTTTAGAACCGTCCCAGAAGATAAGAACATCATCCTCTTTTAAGCCAGAAGTCATTCTAAAAATAAGACTCTTGACAATATTGATTATAAATTCTTTAAAAAGCAAAGAGGCTACGCCAGCGACAAGAAGCACTGAGTTCTCAGAAATGAATGCATTAAATTCTTTTTCCATCTAAATCTTTTACACTTTTCTCAAAACCTATTGACAAATGAAAAAAATTAAGTAAAATAATATTTATGACTAGATTAGTCGTAATGTCAGACACGCATGGCTCTCATCTTGGGGTGCAAGTTCCAGATGGAGATATTTTAATCCATTGTGGTGATTTCTGTTCTCATGGCCAATACATTGACGCATTAAAATTCGTCAATTGGTTTGGCACGCACCCGCACAAACATAAAATTTTCATTGCTGGTAACCATGACCTTTACTTTGAGCAGGGCAATCCTTCTGACATAGATTCTTTTTTGAGAACTATGCCTTCTGGCATTCATTACCTGCAAGATTCTGGAATTGAATTAGAAGGCTTAAAGTTTTGGGGTAGTCCCGTGCAGCCAACTTTTTTTAATTGGGCATTTAATCGTGATCGCGGAGAGCCAATTAAAAAGCATTGGGACATGATTCCCAAAGGAACTGATGTTCTTATCACTCACGGTCCACCGCATAAAATGTGCGATGTTGCTCCTCAAGCAAAAGGCTTCTATAAACATGTTGGCTGCGTTGACTTATTTGAGGCTACTTTAAGAGTCCAACCAAAACTTCATATATTTGGACATATCCACTTTTCTGGTGGAAGTAGCTTTGTTATGCCAAAAACAATTTATGCAAATGCTTCTCTTCTCGACGAATCGTATATGCCAGCCAATAAACCTTTGGTAATTGATGTTGACAAAGACAAAAAATTCTCTATAGTAACCGTAACATGAAATCAAAAAAGAAATTAAAAGTCAGCCGCGAAGTTTATATGGAAGACCTTGAGGCTATCCATAACAAAGTTTTTGAAGAACTGCAAAGACGCGATATTTGGTTTGATTCTGTAACGGCAGACAACAAGTTCAGCGATGCTTTGATGGAGTTTCTGGAAAAAGCTTTTGACTCTCCAGACTATAAGAATTATAATTAAGTATGAACGGTAAAGGATCTAAACCCAGACCATTTTCAGTCTCTCAAGAGGAATTCCAAAAAAACTGGGATGAAATTTTTGCTAAAAAAGCTACTGTTCCAGTAAAAACTCTTGACAATGGCGATCAATTCATTGAGATTCCTCAAGTCTTGATGGATGGTTTAGGTTGGAAAGTTGGCGACGAAATCATTTGGACTGAACAATCTGACGGGACATTCAAATTAACCAAAAAATAATATGGGCATGTTCGATACTATCTCTGTTTCGGGTGATCTTCCTTTCTCACAGGAAATGATCGACCTTGGTTTTGATAAAAACAACTTGTCATTTCAAACTAAAGATTTGGACTGCACCATGTCGCATTACATTATCCAAAATGGCGAACTGTTTGAAGAAAAATACAAAACAGAAGAATGGATTGCTGGAGATCCTACTGCAAAAAGCATTATGGATAGAATTGGTTTCATGGAAAGAAAAGGTCCATACTTTGATAAAGTAAATTTTCACGGAGAGATTTATTTTTATGAATTTTTAATGAATGTTCAAGACAAATGGGATTGCTGGGTGGAATTTAAAGCGGTATTCACTGACGGCAAACTGCAAAAGCTTGAACTGTTTAAGTTTGATAAGACCGACAATGCAGAAAGAAAAGCTCGCGATGCTGAAATGAAGGAAAAAATAGAAAAAGAACAAAAGCGTTGGATCAATAAATATTTCTTTTATACTAAATTCTATCGTTTCTTGCATTATAAAATATGGATAAGTTTTTGGGATATGGTCGAAAGATTCGCCAGCAAAATGAGGTGCTTATACATATGAAAGATCTAAAAATAGAAACAAAAAAAGTTTGGTATTGGCCAAGCGAAACTTATATTAAACCATTTGCTCTTTCTATGGAAGATTGGGAAACATTTGATAATAAGGTTAAAAAGAATTATCCAGTTCAATATTTCTTTAGGGATTTTCTTGCCTCCAAGTGTTGGACGTTAAAAAGAAAAATCAATGATTTTTGGTGGAAGTTAAGGCATTATGTCAAAAACCCCAGAATAGAGATGAGAAATATTGTGTTTCCTTCTCGCTACGAAGATTTGCCAGAAATTATCATCAATTTTAATATCCAAACTATAAAAGAGCTTGTTGAACGCGAAAAGTATTTTGAGCATTTCGAATCTCAACTCAAAGCGAGGAATAAAAGGGGTCAATTTGAAAGAGACTTAAAAAAGTATTATCATTATGTTAGCGTAACCAGAGAAGAAATGATGAAAGAAGTTTCTGATCTGCTTAACGGAGATCATGAATTGCGCTTTAAAAAAAGGCGTGACTTATGGACTAAAAAAATAAAAAAGATTGAAAAGCTTGACGAGGAAATGATTATATGGGTAGCTAAGTATAGACAATACTTTTGGACATGACGCAGCATATAATCAGATATCTTTTCATGCCAGTAAGGGCTTGCATTGGTATGGTTTTAACCGCTATAATGACAGTAGTATTTTTACTTGGAGCTTGCCTGTATCCCAATGCTGGCAAAGATTACAAAGAATCGTTATATTCAATTTTAAGATTTGTAAGAAACGGCATAGAAAGCTACTAGTGTAAACTAGTAGATGGCCCAGTTACAATATCCTACCATCTACATCGATCCGAGAGATGGGTATAATATTTATCATTTTTATTTAAGGAATAAAGACATGAAGCCATACATATTCGTTGATTTAGACGAGACATTAATTCACACTTATGATTATCATGAAACACCATGCAAGTGTGCGGTGCCAGTGACAATCGAAGGTAATGAGTACAAAACGTCCCTGAGACCCGGCGCAAAGGAGTTCCTCGCTAAACTGCGCGAGATCGGGGAGGTTCGCATGTTGACTATTGCTACTTATGAGTATGCAAAGGCGATGAACGCGCTTTTTGAATTTAATTTCGCACTGGATGACATTTATGCTCGCGAGCATATCCAATCCCCATCAATTAATTTGGAGCCAGCAGAGTTTGTTTATCTGTTTGATAATTTGCCACTTAGAGAGAATCGCCGCAAGGTAGAGTTCCTCCGTTGCGTAACCATAAATAAAGTCCCAAGCTATATTCAAGTTAAGGAATATCGCGGGGGCCAACGCTTTCCCCTTGACAAAGAAGAAATTGACCGCTTAACTAAAACCTTATATGGATCTAACTCAATTACTACAGAGAATACCGAAGGAGCATTACACACTCCACGAAGGGAAACTGATTAAGGTTGGAGACTTGATTAAAATTTTAAATAAAAAAAAGAAATGAAACTCGACACTAAAAGTGAACAATTGCAATTTGCACTAATGGTTTTGGCAATCATCGCGGATATTGCCCTTATAATTAATATTATTCACCATTGGTAAAATGACCTTCCCCGGTTTCCCGGTCTGGCTAACCAAATAGAATTGGGGAATTTTCCCCATTTTCTATAAATGGGGGCGGGGGTGTAAATATCCCCGTGAAGAAGAACAACGATCTAGAAACAGATTGGTTGATTATTGTTCTTATATTGATGCTTACAGTAGGCTATCTTGCGATAGTTAAGAAATAGTTACGCTTTAAGAGTTTGTAACTGTTTAAGTATAAACAAAGCTTTATCGAAATTGCCGCAATCAATTGCCATTATTAATGCTTTTTTAAGTTCATCTATCTTCTCCACATCCGCAAACCAATCAGCGGCCTTTGATACTGAACCTAAAGCTGAGTTCTTTTCATACATTCTTGCTACTGTTCCTAAACCCATGTCCGAATTGATTCTCATACTTCTTTTTACACCCCCAATAACGTATCGTATATAATACATTAACCCCCCCATAACCCCCATAGATGCATAGTATAATATGCATATAAAGGGATAAAGATAGATATAGAAGAAGATAAAGAGATAGTTTAGGGTATTTAAAAATGTGGTAGAGCGGACTAAATACCACCCCCCCCGCGCCCCCACGCAAACGCGGGTTGCGATTTTTAATTAATGGGGGAGGGTGTGAACCCTCACTTGCTCGGATTGCATCCGAATTTGTTTCGGAATTCCCATTCAGCACTTCCCCAGAAGTCTTCGTCATAAGAGAGCAACCAAGTGGTTGCTTTCCTTGCGCGCTTTGCGTCACCGTTGCAATCGGCAAGGCGAATCGCGAACACGTTTGCGGCAACTTGCTTGTTGAATTCCGCTTCGGTTGATTGAGCCGTGAGGCCAGCGATCACTTGGTTCCAGAAGTTGTTTTCTTTGTTGTTTTTCATGCTGCTAAGATAGCACACGCGCACCGCATTGCAAGGAATTTTTTATCTTTTTTTGTGCCGTTGCGTAAGTAGCACAACGGCAAGGACTAAGAATAAAACAAGAGGGAAGATATCGGCGTTCACAGCGTTGCGGTCACCACGAACCCCGTTGCATCTTTTTTGCCTGCGCCTTTCGCCTTGAGGCCAACCACCACGTTGCGCTTGTCAAGGAAACGCAAGTCGCTTTCATCACCGTTCACCACAGGAAACCCTTCCCACGTTGGGGGAAGGTAGTTCGCGAACACAACCGCCACGTTGCCACCTGCGCGGAGAACGTCGATTGCTTGCGCTTCGTTGCTTTCGCTGCGGGAGAAAGTCAAGTGATAATTCGAAGGCATTGCGCCCTTGGCAAATTGCAAGGCACGAATCGGTGACTTGCTGTAGTCGTAGAACTGCACACTAGGGAATGCAGCGAACACGCCGAGACGCTCCCACGCAATGTCGCTTGTGCCATTCAAGCGAACACAAGCGCGCATCCCTTGCTTTTCACAGTTTGCAACGAATGCGCGAATGTCAGCGAATAGAAGCGCCTTGAAGGTAGCGAAATCGTCAAAGAATAATTGAGTGCGGCGAATGCGCGCTTGCTGCACGTTGGACATCTTGCCACGCCCTGCGGTGTAAAGGCACGCAAGCGTGCATCCAGCTGACCGATGCGTGCAAACCTCGCCGCGCCCAGCTTGGCGCGCTGGCGCAAGGTAGAGGATAGCCGTCAGCCATCCGAAAGCCTCGCCCTTGCTTGTCTTGGCATCTGCACCAACCGAGAGGAGATTTAGTTTCATGCGGGAAGAATACCCCAAGCGCGCACACTTGCAAGAAAAAAATGCGAAAAAAAATGCGAAAAAAAACTTGCGCGGCGTCGTTTTTCTGCTAAGGTAGCATCATGAAAAAACAAATGAACTACGGATGGGCCTCGCAAATAATTGCTCGCGGTGCGGATTGCGCTGCGGCCTTCGCTGCCCAGCAAGCAAACGCCACGACTGGCACCCGCTTCGAAATTGCTAAAGCAATTTTTGAGGAATATATAGTTGTTATACCAAAGGGCCATATAACAGTTGTGCGCTGGTTTCGTAAATAATATATAAGGCTTTATATAAGGCTTTATATAGAGGGGGGGGTGGAGGTGGGGAATTTTCCCCAACCGGGCCTGGCCCGGCGCCCTGCCGTCAAGAAAAATCTTCAAAAAAAATTGTGCAAACTTTCTGCGTGAAAATCGTGTCAAGAAAAAAATAAAAAAAAATCGAAAAAAAAATCGCACAAAAAAGTTGACCGCACCGAAAAAAGTCTCATTCTGTTTCGCATGAACCTGATTAACCTCCTCCCCTCCACCGCCGCCGCCGATTATGCCAGCCTGACCGACGCTGACCGCGCCGATCTCCACAACTGGTTCGACACGGTCAACGCCATCAACGATGAAGTCGAAGCGGCTTGGGATCGCTTTGCGCGTGATGTCGATGCGGGGGTGCGTTAAGCACCCCTTTTTTTTTCTTAACTTTTTTCTTTACCTGCACGAAATTTTTCCTACTCTTATCCCCATGAATCAGATCAACCTCGCCCTCACCCTCACCCAAGCCTCCCTCGTTCTCTCCGCGCTGCGCGATGCTGCCGACGCGATGAACGCGCCGCAGCTGGATGCGGTCATCGACACCCTACAGGCGTCCTACAACGCCGCCCACGAAGATGAGCCGTTTGACGGTTTCCTCACCGATGCGGAAGCGGATGGAAACGCTCTTACCTCTATCGGTCACGGCACCGATGAGGACCACGGGTCCGCCTATGATGACCATCATGACATGGGCGAATAATATATAGACTCTCTATATAGGGACTCTACATCCCTTTATATAGTGTTTATATAGCTGGTGGGGAATTTTCCCCAACCGGGCCAGGCCCGGCTCTCCCGTGTCAAGAAAAAAAAATGTTCCACGACAAAAAAAATGTTCCACAAAAATGTTCCACGACGCGCAGAATGTTCCACGCTCCAGAAAAAATCTGAAAAAAAAATTTGACTGCACCAAAAAAATCGTCATTCTCTCCCTCATGAAAAACTACCGCTGGTCTTCAATCATCATCGCGCAGGGTGCGGGCTGTGAGCTTGCTTGGAAAGCGTGCCAAGCTCGCGCCATGAAAAACGACGTTTTCCAAATTGTCCCCGCTACCTTCACGGAGTACATCGTCGAATTTTCCTCCGCGAATCGCACCGTGTTCCGCTGGTTCAAAAAGTGAAAAAAAATTGTTGACGAAACAAAAAAAATCTCCACACTCTCTCTCATGAAAAACAACAAGCTCGAAATCGGAAGCCTCAAGAACGGCCACCTTTACTTTCACCGCTTCACGAATCGCGTGGAACGCATCACGAAAGTTCACTCCTTCGGAATCGTGGAGCATCGCCACCACTCGGAAAAAAAGGTTTCGTCAACTGCGGATTTCCGCCTCGCGACTCGCGATGAGGTGCTCGCCTACCTCGGGAAATAAAAAATAAAAAAAGCGAAAAAAACGCTTGCAACTCTCCCCGAAACCTTCACACTCTCTCTCATGAACAAAAACGAACTCAAAGAAATCTACATGATGGGCGCGATGAAAAATCTGCTCAAGGAGCAGGTCGAATTCTACCTCCCCGCCAACGTGAGCCAAAAGGCGATTCGCGAATTCCGTGAGCGTCTGAACCGCGAGCTTGCCGAGATGGAGCAACGCGCCGAAAACTACGCCACCAAGGTCACCTCATGAAATCAGTTAATGAAAGACAATTCGCATACCTCCTGCAAAAATATGAATGGAACACCGAGCTTGTTGAAAAGCATCTTGCTTTACGCGGTTTTTCGCTTGTTACTGCTGACGCTGCTTTTTGGGGCCGTCTTATCGCTGCGGGGGCAGACCACCACGGTCACCGTCTCGCGTGGGGAGATTGTTGCGGCGACTCTGATCTTGGAAGCGGGTGGGGAGGCTGATCCCCGTGCAATGGCGGCGGTTCGCGAGGTCATCGCGAATCGCGCCAAGAATAAAACGGAAATTTCCGTTTGTTTAGCGCCGAAACAATTTTCGTGCTGGAACGGAAAAAACGTCGAGGACGGAATCGCGAAGGCAAAGCGCCATCCGAAATGGTCACAGGCTCTCGCTTTAGTTAATCAGAAAACGAATTACACTAACGGCGCGACGCATTATCACGCCGAAAAAGTTTCCCCGAGTTGGGCGAAAAAGCTTGCACGCACCGTGCAGATTGAACATCATATCTTCTACAAATGAAAAACGGTCAACTGTGGTACAATACAAGGACGCGCCGAGTGGAGCGCGTGATTGCAACGGGGCCGCGTGTATGCGCGACCTCTTTTCACCGCGAGGATTTGGTTGGGTGGCCCAACTCTTATATGCGCCGCGCAACTAGCGCGGAGGTTATAGAGTATCTAGAGGGAGCCGAAGGTCGCCGCCCTCTAGTTACAACAGAGGGCCGCTTGGCTTATGCTAACTAAATAATTTTTTCGGTGGAATAGTACGCAAGGAGAGCTTGCGGCATGGGGAGGTTTCGTTGCCCTTCATTAAACACCACCGAAACTATATAGTGATTGTATAGTGCTATATAGGCGCTATATAATCCGGGCCAGGCCCGGCAGAAAACCGAAAATTTCGCGAGAGCGCAGATTTTTTATTCGCCAGGTGCACCAGGTGAGGATTCCGGGCCAGGCCCGGTGCCCTTGTCAAGCACTATTTCGTATTTATTTATTTGCTATTTACTATTTTGCTGTTGCCTTTGCCGATTTTTTAATCAGAATTCTAACCATGCAATTAACCAAACGATGCCAATTCAACGGGCAAATCTACACGATGGATTTCCCCAACATGACTGAAGAGCAATACGCCACGGCTTTGATGAAGAGTGATCTCGGTGCGCTGATTCAAGAAGCATTTTTTTTCTTGACCGCTGATGAGCGCGAGTTCATCATGACCGGCACTCCCCCCCATGTCTGGGAAGAAATGTTTGCTGAACAAGAATCATGAAAATCAAAACTGAAGTCTACTTCAACCTGCGTAAGCACATGCTGTCGATTCGTGTCAATGGGAAAGTGATTGCCCACGCCCCTGCGATTACCCTCGACAACCCCACGTTCCACGTTAGTGAAGCGGGACGGCAGCGTGTGCTGAAGAACAAGCGCAAGAATGTTCACGCATGGGTGCGCGGCGACTGGGACAACTATCTCCGCACAGCAATCAGCCAAGTTATCCCCGAGAATTCTGTGGAGGTAACTTACAACCCTTACAAGTATTCCACTTTTGTGCTTGCAAAGGACGGGTCACCAATTAAAAATGCCCGTTACGTTGCCATCTACGGGAAAAGAATCTTTGCTCAACTATGAAACCAATGATTGAACCTACCTACGCATACCTGCGCGGTGTGCTTGATGCTTACAACAAAGGCTCGTATGATTATGAGGCCGTGAAGAAGATGAACAGTCCCAACGCTGGCAGCGATTACAAGGCTGGTTACGACAAGGGAATGACAATCTATTGCGACGACAATAATCTCGACACGGAAGAGCATCTGAACTACTAAATCAAATGAACCTCGACAACCTAATCACTAACCTTGAATTTAGGATTGCTTTTGCCGAAACTAATCTCCGTTACATTGCCAGCGAACCCTATGAGCCTCGACGCGAAGAGTTGCGCGAATTTAATCTCAAAGTGATCGAAGACACTAAGCGCGAATTGGCCGAAGCATTAAAAAAGCAACGAGATCAATAAAAAAATCGGAGTTTTGCTGTAACTTTTTGGTTGCAGCTTGGCCTCCGGGCCAGGCCCGGCTGTGCGTGTCAAGCAAAATCTCTCTCCAAACTGAAAATAAATCCAAAAAAAACATTGCACACGGCGCGCACTCTGTCATTCTCACTCTTGCTGACGGGGAGAAACCAAAGCCGTGAAGACTCCCTAATCACTCATCATATAGGAGATGAGCAGCGCGGCTCCAATTTCGTTCTTTTAAGATTTTTAGAGCATCCGGTCAACACTCCAGTGGGGTCGCTCCCTGCGTTCTAAAGTCAACTGTTTTGGTAACCCGCGAAGTTCCACAACAAGAGACGCCGAGGAGAGTGCTAGCTCTAATCTTTTTTGCAATGAACCCAAAGATAAGGCGGGGGTTGGGCTGACCCAACACTAGCGCGTGAAAGCTCGCGCCATTGCATTTTTTCTCTTGCTTTTTTTAATCCTTCAACCATACTGACTGCACGATGAACGACCTTCACCTACTCCCTCCTCAAGCTGACATTGACGCCGCATTTGAAATTGAAAAGAACGTGGCGCAGGATGATCGTGATCTTTACTTGGAATTCATGAATGGCGTTCCCATGTCTGCGCGCAAGACGCCGAGAGAGTTGCGTGATGGATGCATACTCGCTCAACTTTGGAAAAATATTCCTTGACGTTTCTGAATTTTAATTCAAACTACCACCATGATCATTGCTGACACTCCCTCCGCTATTCTCGCATATCGCTTGCTCGCTTTCAGAAGCGCGCTGAAGCTTGAAAGTTTGGGCATGACTAGTTCACGCGGTTCTGTTTCCAACCATGTTCGCAAAATGTGCAGTTCCCGCACACGCGACAAAAAGAAATTGCTTGCAGAGTACGAAACTCTCCTCAAACATCACGGCTTCCTCAAATCATAATACCATGAAACTGCTCGTCAACAGAACCGACATTATCAACGCTTTCGCCGTCAAGACGGGTCTCGACCCTAGCGAAATCACAATCGACATTGTGACCGAGCCATTGGCACCGGGGTTTCCGACGCTTCGCTCAATTCACAATCAGGATGTTCGCATTGCACTCAAAGCGATTTTTGAGGAGGGCTATAACATTGCACGCGAATACCGCACCGGAAACGCCACGATCCCCAACAAGATCAGCCTCATCAGGGCTGTGCGTACCCTCACTCACGACACCTCCCTCAAGGATGCCAAGGACTTTGTAGAGAAGAAACTCCTCAACGAAGCTTGATATATACTGGTTGATATAGTGCTATATAGAGTGCTATATCATCCGGGCCTGGCCCGGCTGTCAAGCCGAAAAGAGAGTTCATTCCGAAATGAAATGTTCCACGACGCCAAAAATGTTCCACGCTGCGCGAAAAAAAATTCAATTTAACGCAAAAAAAAGTTTGCAAGTGCGTTCACCCCTTGTATGCTGCTCTCATGAATAACGATTATCCGATTATGTACGGTTCAATGCGCGGCGCTCTCACCAGCATCGCCTTCTATCACAAGATTCCTGGTGTCGAGATCAAGGACCATCAAGCGTTTCAGAAGTGGCTCAACGAAAGGGCCGACGAGACGGACCGCAACGCTGCCGAATTCGCCGCGAAAATTAATCAAAAAAGTTCTTGAACTCTGCGCAAATCTCTCCAAACTTCTTTTCGTCAACCTCAACCAAATAAAAAAATGAACAGCGTAAACCTCCATGTCTGCGGCGCAGACAATTCCCAAATCAGCCTTGCCGATCTCGCCAAGGTTCCGACACCCAATGCCACCGAGACGTATCAGCCGATCCCTCACGCGAATCTCGTTTCGATCTTCCGCGAGCAGATGAAGGTTGCGGGTCTTGCGATCAAGCAGGAACTGCACACGACTGCCCGTTTCGGTCAACGTTACTTCGGTCTTTTCGAGATCGACATGGGCAAGCAGGGTTCGTCTGGCACCGTTGTCGGTCTGCGCAACTCGCATGACAAGTGCTTCCCTGCTGGCTTCTGCGCTGGCAATGCGCCGTTTGTCTGCTCCAATCTCGTTTTCCATAATGAGATCGTGTTTGCTCGCCGTCACACGACTAACGTGCTGCGCGACCTGCCGCAAATCGTTTCGCGTGGAATCGGCGCGCTCTCCGATATGTGGAACAAGCAGGAGACTCGCGTTGCCAAGTACGAGCAGACGCCCCTGACCGATGACGAGGCTGGCACCCTGATCCTGCGCGGCTATCGCGCTGGCGCGGTTGGTAAGACGATGATTGCCGACGTTCTCGACCAATGGGAGAAGCCCGCGCATGAGGAGTTTGCCCCGCGCAATCTCTGGTCCCTGCACAACGCCTTTACCGAGGTGTACAAGGGCAACCTGATCGCGCTGCCCAAGCGCAGCCAAGCCCTGCACAGCATCCTCGACCCATTCGCGGGTCTGAACTTGACGGTTGACATCAAGCCCGAGGTTGCGGTCTGATCAATCGGGGGCGGTGACAGCGCCCCCCCTTTTTCCCTTGCTTTATCAAATTGCCCTTTTAATAATACTTTTGTTTGTTTTGCTCAAAAAAAAATTGCGATGAATACCAAAACCAAGTTGGAGTGGATGCGTACCCGTTATCAGATTGAACAGAAGCGAATCGAAAAGGCTCTGAAGAATCTTGAAGAATACAGCGACAAGACACCCGAGGAAGCCGAGAAAATGTTTGCGCGTGAGTCTGCCGTGACTATATACAGGCGCAACGGCTGGCTGAATGAAGATGAGCGCTGGAAGATTGCGTTCTATGCTCAGAAGCTTCCCCGCCGCACTCGCCGCAGGGATTGCGCCCTGCACCTGTACGAGATCGCCGCAAAGTTTGCGGTCAGTCTCCCGACTGTATATACATACGCTCACTACGAGGGATGATATAACTAACCCCCTGCCTATATAGTGCTGACTATAGCGCTATATAGAGCCGGGCCAGGCCCGGTGTAACTCGTTGAATACCAACGCTTGCCAGATCCGGGTTGTCGAGTTTTGTAACTCATTGCGTGCCAAGGGTTCGTGAATCCGGGCCTGGCCCGGTTGGGGAATTTTCCCCAATCCTGCCATATATTATTTATTTACTATTAACTCGTTATTGATTCACCTTTTATTTATTTAAGGCTAAGTCATTAATGTTACGTTTCCTCGCCACTTGTATATAAGTAGCGAGGTTTTGCAACAAAATGTTCTACGTGGAACAATTTTTAATGTGTCTGGTATTCCTTGTGTTCAATTTCCTCAAATTGGAATGCAGTAGCGTCTTCGTACTCTGCACAATCACGGAGATAAGCAAGAAAGATTCTGTATGCATCTTCCTCTGTCTTAGCGGATATGTCGTCAACGAATGATACTCGGAATGTTTTCATATTAAAAAGTGTTAAATGGCAGTTCAGTTTGGTATTGTTCCCATTTCTGTTCAGCAATTTCCCTGTCGGTCCCACCCCAATCTACGTCAATAATCTCTATGTCAATGTCTACGGAGGATCTGATCCCCTGTATCATGCCACCTTCAATCCATATTGCGACTTTGTGTTTCATTTGTCAAGCCTTCTTCTGAAGATTCTCTAGAACTTTGGACCCTGCGGCAGTTAGCTTGCGGGAGCCTTCGATCTTCATGTACCCTTTCTGGAGCAGGAAGATTTCGGCATCACGCTGAAGCGAGGAACGGCTCATGCCAGTAATGGCCGACAGCATATTGAGCGAGCAGTCGCCACGATCCTTGAGAGCGCGCAGGATTTGAATCTCGGTGTTGTTAAGACCAGACGCATTGATGCCAATCTTATTGCAAAGCTCGTTCCATTCTTTGACACCAAACTCTTTGGTTGCTTTGGTCTCGCAGTAGAGTTCGATCTGCTTGGCGCGCTGCACGGAAGAGCGGGCATTGCCACGAACTGTGGAGGCGATCTTCTCCAACACATCACCCTTGAAAGTGATGTCAGGGAGCATCTTCTCTACAATCTTAGCAACATCCGAAACTGTGTACGGCTGGAAGTCAACAGGCGTGAGGCGATCTTTGAGCGGGGCAAACAACTTGTCAGCCTCAGTAGTTGCAAGCATAAAACTTTGCAACTTGAAGTTGAACTCGTACATACCATCGCGCCAAGTGATCTGCTTCACATCTGCCTTCTCGGTATTGAAAGCAGAAAGTAATACAGTCATCAAGTCCTTGGGGAGCGCATGGCACTCGTCCAATAGAACAGTAACCTCATTGCCTTGAATCACTGGAGCGAACACTTGCTCAAAGAACACTTGCGCGTTCTTGATCGTGCCGCAGTTGATTTCAAGGAAAGAGCGAGGCGCACCGTCCTTGGCATTGATGCCACGCGCAGTCTCCTTCGCGAATTCGGTCTTGCCCATTCCCTTCGCCCCTGTGAGCAGGAGGAAGGGAAACTTCTGGGTCTTGGAGAAGGCGTCGAGGTAGAACCCCAACTTCTTCTTGACATCTTCTTGTCCGACTAGTTCAGCAAAACGTTTCATGTTAGTATAGGTTTAGAGCTTCGTGATCTTGAACTCTACCTTCGGGGTCGAGTCCTCACCTTCAGCTTCTTGAATAGTGCGCGAGATGGGTTGGATAGTCAAGCCCATTTTTTGAAGCCAGATGCGCGACACGGGAATGGCACTAGCAGTGCCAACGAACTGCTCAAGGTCAGCGAGACTGACATTGACGAAAGAGGTCGAACCCGCAGGGCGACCACGACCACGCTTAACAACGGTAGATGTGTTATTCATACGAGGGGAACTGTACCACATTTTAATCCCCCGTCAAGCGATTTTTGAAAAAAATCTCAAAAAAAATCACCCCAAGATTTCTCAAGGGGTGATCTGAATTTTAATTAATTTTTAATCTTACGCCTTTTCAGTATCTTTGTTGGATTGATTTTCGGGTGCGGTTTCGGTTGCCACCTTGGGGGTCTCTGCTGTGGTGGGGGCTGGGGTTTCATTGGATGCCTTCTTCTTAATGAAGAAGAAATATCCCACAGTTAAGATGAATGCTAAGATGATCAGTGTTGTCATAATGAATGCGAAAATTGGGTGAATTGCCGGGGCATTAGATGGTTTTTCGGGTTCAACTACGGGGGCTAATTGTACAATTTTTGGCGTTAAACTAACGGATGGCTGTTCAATGGTTTTTTTTATGTGGTTGTCCAGCGCCGCATCTAACTCCTTATTTGGTTGTTTCTCATTCGCGTTTGATTTTTTAATATTTAATAAAACCTCATTCGTCTTTTGGTCTACTAATATATTTAAATCTTTTTCTTTTACCATCACATAGTTCTCTGCATTGAACACTACCTGTGCAGGTTTATTTGGGGCAACTTGATTCGTGATTGGTTTATTTACAGGGTTAGCATTCGCCTTTGGACTTATAAAAATTGGGGCATTAGCACTTATATTTTCCCCTTTACTATCTGTTCTATTGTTTCTAGTAAACATGTTGCAACCAGAAAGTAAAAGCACCAACAGTATATTTAGCCCCAACTTGTTCATGATTACATATATTTACACTTTGTCAAGCCATGTTTCAAATATCTATCGTGTTCTTTTTCATATTTTCTCTTACAGTTTTTGTGATAGAATGTATTGACAACAGGCTCTCTCTATGTTGCAATAAGTTCTTTAATGTCCCATTACAGTAGCCTACGAACACAACCACAGTTGTGATTAGACTCAATGCAACTGCTATCGGAACAATAACAAACAAGAATAACACTAATATAAGGGAGAAGGATGACAATCTAGCTAATAGCATAAAAGTTTATTTAAAATTGCGAAAATGAATTAAAATGAATAAAAAATGGGGCCGAGCAGGTAGTAATCTAACTATCACTAACGTTAGATACTTCACTAGTCTATTCTTCTTCTATTCTTTCTATATATCTATCTTTTATCTTAATCTTGTTAGAAATATACCCCTGTTTTTCTTACAAGTCAAGCCTTTTTCTGGGGCTTTCTTTTGGTCTTGAACGCTTGGGGCTTTTTCACTGCTATTTCGACCCTAGATTCCTTCATTTTTTTTGATAGTTTTTCGGCCTCGAAACGATCTATTTCTCTCCTTAGCTTTTCGCGCTGTTCTTCTTCTATTTTAATGTTCTCTTTTACTACCCAAATAAAGAACCAAGAGATGATTCCCATGCCTAAAAGTGGCACAATAACGTCGAATAAAAAATCAATTCTCATTTTAAAAGTTTTAATTAAACACTTTGGGTAAATATCCCCAAATTACAATAATAAAGTAATAAAAACCCCCCAAATTAGCGTTTGATTACCAATTTGGGGGCGTTTGGGGCTATTTTTTAATCAGTTTTCAGCTTGCTGGAGCCTCAGACTTAGCAGCTTGGGCCAAAGGAGCGATAACATTGAAGCTCGCCTTGAGTGCCTCATGCTCCTCAACAGTTACGGTGGCGCGGGTATAAAGCTGGAAGAAGTTGTTAAGGGCAACGTCAGGGGCCAGCTTGGATTCGGTCTTGTTGGCAGGATTAGCCAAACCAGCAAGAACTTGGAGGCTCTCCTTCAGAGCTTCATGCTGCTCAGGAAGAAGACGCGATTGACGATGAAGTGCGGCAAAGTTTGCCAACGCTTGCTCAGTAGTGATGTTATTCATAGTTTGTATATATTATGTTTTTCTGGAAAATTTGTCAATCTATTTCTTGAAGAATTTCAACCCATTTCTTTGGATTGATCTGAAGATGAAGTAAGGAAACCAAATGAACTTAGGAATCTTTACGATCTTAACGTCAGGGGCATTGATAAGCTGGGGCTTTTCGCCATCCCATATCCTGACTACCACTTTGCTGCCATCTGCCATTTTTACGTTCTCTATTGTACCATTGCGGGTAGGTGGGGTAGATGGGGTCCAGTAATTGTCGTACTGCCCGATTTCAATAGTATAGGTAGCTCCCCTACGCTCAAATAAAATGTTTTTTAAATGCCAACCATCAATGCTTCCTTTGATTGTGATTCCATTGTTTAATGGGTGCAATGTGAGGTTCTCAAAGTAATATTCTTTGCCTCTTACAGCATCAATACAGTCTTCCATGCCCCCATTTATCGTAACTCCTTCTACACGAACATACTTACAGTTTGAGAACTTCATTACGTCGTCAAACTGCATTGGATCAGAAGGATTATCCCATGCTTTTATCGTGAGATACTCCTCTTCTACATAAGATTTAAAATTAACGTCTTTTTTCATAAAGATATTTCGCCGCGCTCTTTTAATTTCTTGGCGTTTGCTTTATGGAGTTCTTGGATTTTATCTTTATTCTCCCCATTATAAGGAACAGCGTAGCATTTCTCTACCATCCAATCATTTACATTAACTCCATCATCTGTTTCTATCCTGCCGAGAATGCGCCCATATTTCTCTTCTGGGTCGATTTCTGTTTCTACTGTCAGGTATTTAGAATTGGAAAGAACTTCGTTTAATTTAGCCTTGGAGATGAGACCGCGAGTTTTTTCTTCTTTGTCGCTTGTTCTGCTCTCTGGAGTGTCTATACCATAAAGACGAATTCTTTGGTTTCTCAGCCAAACTCCAAAGCCCAGATCAAAGTCAACTTCAATTGTGTCTCCATCGACAACTTTGATTAATTGGGCTTTGTATTGGTACATGGTAAATATACTTTACATCAAAGCCGCTTCCATTTTGAACCCAAAAAGATGCGGGTAATGATTCGCCTCCAAAGTGGAGGGTCTTGAGCCAATCTAACGACAAGCTCCCCGCCACCAAATACATTCCACTCCCATTGATAACAAAGAGTTAATTTAAATGAATTTGAATCGCCCAATAATGATTGCCCCTCAAAATCCTTTTCGGTTAATTTGATGTCTGGTTCTTTATCCATGTTAAATTTTCATTTTCTTCATCGATTTTGTAACTGCCGTTCATCATTTCTGGTTTGATTGGAGTGAGCGCAGGAGATCCGCAACACCCGCAACCTTCGATCTTGATGCCGTATTTGTTTGACAGAACTGTTAGTTCAGTTAAAAAATCTTTAATATTCATTTTAAAACGATTCGGTCTATTTCCTTTTTCATCCAATCTGGTAGACAACTAGGAATGAACCCATGTGGCGCATCTCCTCTGGAGTTCAGTACAACTGCCGCACCAAGATATGCCAGCGACCTAACTCTCTCTGGATCAAGAGTTTCGCCGTCATTGTGTGGGAAAGTGCATAAACAACCAACGTCCTCGTTCATTTCCGAGAACATCATTGGATAGTTTATGTCTTGTAGGTAGTATTTATGGCAGCCCATAACTATATTTTATTTTGTAAGTTGTCGTAATCCACTAAAGAACAAAACTCATGATCTATCTCGCGCATTTCTTTAGCCATGCGAGCAGCGAGTTCTCGCAGTTCCTCCCGATCCTCGCGCAACAAGATGATTTCACTTTCAGCGAACATGAATTTCTTCCGCAACTCGGCGTTCTCGCGCTCTAGTTCACGGGCTACTGCTGCATGAACGAATGGTCCGTCCACGTTTATCAAAAGATCGTTGCT